GAATTATATCTTACTTAGAGGTTTAGTTCTATATGGCTCAGTCTACAGCGTAATCCTGATGGGTTCCAGCCATCACGGTTACGCTGTTTTCTTTTTGCACGGATTGTGGTATAATAATCTCAACAAATCCACCCGGCCTCTCGAAGAAGCGCATTAGGGTGGATATTTGCCAGCTAACCCAGTGCTTTATCTGGGAATGAAAAAAGCGGTTGCCAGATAGGCGCCGACCAGTCTCCCGCCCGCCTACTCACAGTGCGTACCATGCGGGAGACGATTTTATATGAATTATGGCAAATAAAATATATCACTTTTTGTCCCGTGTTTTGTTCGCTCTGATTATTTTTGGGGCGACATCAAGCGTTCTAAAAGCCGTCTTCCCGTTTTGGCATAGTGCATTTATAGGCGTGGTTTTATCGGTATACGCGTCTTTGCATTATACGCCATACGATTTATGATTTGAAAGGCTGCGGCCTTTGTAGAGAGCAGCATTGCCTGTGGGCGGTTCCACTCTTGATTTTACAAAAAACTCCCCTGCTTTGTAGGCAAAGTGGGGGAGTTTGTTTTATTCACACTAGTTTTGTCGAAAGCATTGCCATATATTGGATTATGTGATATCTTAGCATTGCACTCCAATGTGTGCATCCTTACAGTTAAGCGTTCATGCGGATTTTTCCGTGTGGGCGCTTTTCTTTTTTGTCCTTCGTTATACCTTCGTTGTCCTTCGCTTTTTACCGATGCGGTACACTTGGAGCACAAGGAGGGATGTATTATGAGCTATTATCCGACACCCGGAGCGCCCTACGTTCCGCAGCAGCCTGTCAATCCTTACGGCGGTATGGGCACAGTTGGGCTTGCCTCTCCCCTGCCCAACACGCAGATGCAACAGGCGCAACCGCAGCGTCCGCAGCCGATGAATGGGCAGCAGCCTGTTCAGCAGTCAGCACAAGATGGCGGTTGGCTGCTTGGCAGACCTGTGTCCAGCAGAGAAGAGTTTTTGGCGATACCGTCAGACCTGTACGGCAGACCGACCTACTGCCCAGATTTGCGCAACGGCGTGATCTACTGCAAACGGCTCAACCCGGACACCTGCGAATCCTATGTGCAGGAGTTCTACAGCCCGGAAGCATGGCGGCAAATACAAGCACAACAGGCACAGCAGACCGCTGCACCGACACAGCAGTATGTGCCCATTGAAGAGTATAACGCCCTTGTGCATCGGCTGGATGAACTGGAAAAGTGGCAGAAGAGCTTCTCTAAACCAGCTGCCGCAGCGAAGAAAGGAGAATAAGCGATGCCCTCTCCGTTTGATATGATTACTCACAGCCCCATCATGCAGCTGGCAAATCTGGCTCGCGCCGGACAAAACCCAATGGGGCTTATCCAGCAGTTAAGCGGGCAGAATGCTCCCATCATGCAGGGCTTGAACCTGATTCAGGGCAAGAACGAAGCACAGCTCCGAACGATGGCGCAGAACCTCGCCAAAGAGCGTGGCATCGACCTGAACCAGCTGGCAAGCGTCCTGAATTTGACGCTTCCGAAGTAAGGAGGCTTTACAATGGATGATTTTGAAAGCAGCCATTCCGAAAAAGATTTTGACATCAACAATCTGTGTGGCAATGAAAAAATGTGGGTTCCTTTAATGCTTGGCTTCATTTTCGGTGCTGCCAGCAAAAATTGGGATGACCCAAAAGACGAAAAAGACAACCATCCAAGCTGACTTAATAATCCTAAAATAAGCATCCCTCTAAGCGAAACGCTTCTCAGTTTTGCGGACTTGACAAAAACCGCACTTGTTTGGCTTCGCCCATCGCATACGGCGGTGGGATAGCATAACGCAAAACTGAAAGGAGTTTTGTTATGGACGATTTTGCAACTGGCTATCTGGCTGGACAGGACGGCGGCAATAACAACGGCGGATTCTTCGGCAACGAAGGTCTGTGGGCTGTTATCATCCTCGCTATCATCTTCGGCTGGGGCACGAACGGCTATGGCCGGAACGGTGGTGACAACGGCATGAACGCCTACATCCCCTATCTGGTCGGCACTGGCGCAACCGGGCAGGGCGGTGCAGACACCCGCGCGGCTCTGTCTGAGGGCTTCTACCAGCAGGATACCTCCCGTTCTCTGGCGGGCATCCAGAGCGGCATCTGCTCTCTGGGGTATGACCAGTTGGCACAGATGAACGGCGTCAACACCAACATCGCAAACGGCTTTGCCGGTGTGAACAGCGCCATCTGTCAGCTTGGCTACCAGAACGCACAGCTCGTGAACGGTCTGGAACGCAGCGTGTCCAATGGCGACAACGCCATCAACCTTGCCATCATGCAGGAGGGCAACGCACGGCAGGCTGGCCAGACCGCACTTGCCACGCAGCTGGCATCTTGCTGCTGCGAGAACAAGCAGCTGATCGGCGACCTGAAGTACACCATCGCAACGGAGGACTGCGCTACCCGTCAGGCTATCGCAGACAACGCCCGCGCAGTTATCGACAACTGCAACGCCAACTTCCGCAGCATGATGGACTACTTCACGCAGGACAAGATTGCCACTCTGACCGCTGAGAACCAGAGCCTGAAGTTCGCGGCTTCTCAGGATCGTCAGAATGCGCTTTTGACCACCGTGATGTCCCAGCAGACTGATACCATCCTGAACCGGGTCAATCCTCGTCCGATTCCCGCTTATCAGGTGGCAAACCCTAACGTGGGCGTGAACTGCTGCGGCTGCTGCTAACCAACACACTCCCCGATAACACCGGGTGAACCATCGGGGCAGGGGTAAGACACCTCTGCCCCTGATTTTTTAGGAGGAAAACATTATGGCTTGCAAAACAAGCTGCAAACTCTGCTCCCACTTGGTCATCAGTCAGGCGGTCACGTTCGCCAACGATACGCTGACCATCAATATCCCTGCTGGCGCATACCAGAACGGAGAGAAGTATTGCATCGTGGTTGCCCAGAGCATCCCGGACACGACCACCATCAACGCCCCTGTTGTCATTACCATCGGCGCAGGTACGACCGCATACCCTCTGACCGACTGCAACTGCGCTCAGGCAACCGCTGAGAGCATCCACACCCGCACCCGCTATGCTACTCGTGTGGCAACGTCTGCGACCGGCACCGGCACGTTCAAATATCTTGGCTGCTTCTGCCGCTCACACGCTGGCGCACCCGCATCTATTTCTTGAGGAGGTATAGATTATGGGCAAGACTAATTTTCGCCGCATGATGATGCTCCGTGACCACGACAAAAACCGTGAGCCGGAACGTGACCGCCTTGAGGAAGAGCGTGACCGCAGGGAGCGTGAGATGGAACGCCGTCTGCGTAAGCTTGAAGGTGGCAACGACCGCTATCCCTATTATCCGCAGGAGGAGAACCGCCACATTGACCCATACCCCATCCCCCGCTACCCTGACGTAGAGTATGGACGCAAGATGCCGCAAATCGGCTTCTCACAAAACGGCGACTGGGATAAGCGGTCGGGACAGTACGAACGTGGCGGCGCAGACAGCCGCTCCATCAAGATGCCACGCCAGCACCTCACCCACGATGAAGCGGAGGAATGGTGCGACAGCATGGTGAACGCTGATGGCACGAAAGGCTGTCACTGGACGCTGGAACAGACACAGGATGTTGCCAAGCAGCGCAATATCACCTGCGACCCAAACGATTTCTGGGCTGTCATGAACATGATGTACTCGGATTATTGTCAGGTTGCAAAGCGTCAGTCCGTTGACACTCCTGGCTTCTACGCTGACATGGCAAAGGCGTTCCTTGAGGACGTAGATGCCGCAGATGGCAAGGCATATCTCTACTGGGATTGCATTGCTGATAAGTAAATAAGAACCCCTGTGCGGTCGTAGCGGCTACACAGGGGTTTTTCTATTTTAACTTTAGAACTTAGTTTTTATCGTTTTGCTTAATTTCTTCTTCAACCACAATGTACGGAATGTTCTCCAAAGATGCTCTAAGTAACGCAATCACCGCTCTTCCAGATTTTCCGTCTGCCAATTTTGATACATCTTTTAGCTTTTTTAAGACATCTTCTCGCTTCACATACTTGCCCATTATAATTCTCCTTAAAACCCATCATTAAATCTCAGCTTTTATCAAATGTCTTCCCACCATTCTGAAATATCTCTCGAATCAATTTCCAGCTTTGTTGTGGTCTCACGAAAGCAACCGCATGAATTATCCCAAAATACAATAACAACATCCGTTTCTTTCTTAATCTCATACCCATAACGTTTATGAAAATATAAACTCAAAAGATACGATCTCCCGTTTTTGAAGTATTCTGGAATTGGTTCATCAATAATACTTACCCACATATTTCCTCCTAAATCTTAACTTTTATCGTCAATCCTCTAAGAAATCCTCCAATTCAATCTTCCCCTCTGCCGCTGCAACCGCCAGAGCGTACACAAACTGTCCAATCGTCATACCATGTCGCCGCGCTTCACGGTTGATGTACTTGCGTTCTTCCTCGCTCATAAGGATGGTGATGCGCTTTGAACGCTTGCCATCACCGCTTGCAACTCCCTGATGCGATTCCGGCATTGGGATTTTTTTCTTTGTCAAACCAGCTTCTTCTAGTGCGCCGGGAACATCGCCTTGTTCGATAAGACGTTGAACTTCTTTCGCTTGTTTCAGTTTCTTCGGCTTACTTTCGCTTACTACGGCATTGTTTGGCTGTGTTTCGCTGCCTTTGGCTTGCTTTGGCTTAATATTGCTTAACTGTGCTTCATTAGGCCGTGTACGGCTGTCTGTGGCTTCGTTCGGCTTTGCTTGGCTTACTTCTTCTTCCTTTGGCTCACTTCGGCTTAATGTCTGTTCCGAAAAAATAGGCTGGAAATCAAACCCGCCAAGCAAGCCTGTGGATTTTTTGCTGGTTGATTTCATTCCTCTTCCTCCCAATCTTCATCTTCGAGGTCTGGTACAGCCGGTAAAGACTTCCAATGTGTAATGTTGTGCAATTTCCCATCTTTGCCTATCCACTTTTTAAGACCTCTTTCGTATCTTACGATTTCTACATCGTATTCGTCTTCACTAAATCCAATAACGTATTTGTTTGATTCATTTGGAAGTTTGTGCTTCGACTGCGCCCACTGATTCTCGGAAAGCTTTTCTTTCAGTTTTTCACAGTATTTTTCAGCGAGGTATTGCTGAGAATTATACGCAAGCTCTTTTTCTTCATCCGACAATTCATTAAATGAAACACCAAGATCTAAGAAATAAACCCGTCTTATATCTTCGATGCACGTCATTCCTACAAGGTGCGGGTATATATCATTCATTTTTATCCCCCTCTACAATTTTTTGCGCCAACGCCTTGAAATCCTCTGCGCTGGTACTCTTTGCCGTGTCACCGCTAAACAGGCTGTGCCGCTCTGCCTGCGCTTTACGAACGCCCATAGACGGTCTAATCTTCACGTCAAGCAGCTTTGTTCCCATGCTTTGTGCAATCACCGGGAGCTGCTCCACAACCTCTTTTGACAGGTTTTCACGGCTCTTGTACTGGTTCAGAAGCAGACCTTCAATCTTCAAGGTCGGGTTGAAATATCTGCGAACGTCACCAATGGTCTGCGAAAGCTGGCTCAAACCAGCCAGTGCGTAACGGTCTGCTGTGATGGGCACGATAATGCTGTTGGCGGCGATCAGCGCGTTCACAAGCGCAAGGCCAAGCTGCGGGGGAGTGTCCAGCACAATGTAATCGTACTGCTCAGACACGTTTTCAAGGGCTTCTCGTAGCCGGAAGTTCTTGCCCATGTCCCGGACAAGCTGCTCGTCAATGTCCTTCAATGCACTATCAGACGGCAGAATGTCACCAGCTTCACAGTGCTGAATCCCTTCTTCTACCGTGCCTTGCCGGGTCATCACATCAAATAGGGTGCATACGTCCTCTGTCTGTGCGCCGTAGGTGTCCGTTGCGTTGCACTGTGCATCGCAATCCACCAACAAGACTTTCTTACCAAGCAACTGCAACGCACCAGCCATACAGGTGCTTGTTGTGGTCTTTCCTGTGCCGCCCTTTTGGTTTGCGACAGCTATGATTTTTGCCATTTTATCACTCTTTCTTTATTCTTTCGGTTCGTCAGGAAGCGGCATCCAATGGGTTACATGATATAACACATTATCATCAATCAGTTGCGTTTCACTATTGTTTCCATAGAACGCATCCGTCAACACATCATCTGTATACCATTTTTCGCCTTTGAAGTCACCATAATAACCGAAAGTAACGCCCATCACTTTATCATAAATGATAATCTGAACGTACTTGTCTGGCATCTTATCTTTTACGCTAATCCAACCCATTCTCGCTCCTTTCTGTATCATCTGCTCATTCTAACTACTTTTGCAAGGCTTCAATAGAATAGAACGCTGGCATATATCTGTCTACGATACCTGCCTTGTCCACGCTTCTAATCAGATAGCCAACAGGTCTGTCCGGGAACGGAGACCTATCCAAAGACAAAATGTCATTATACGCAGCCTTTACCGTGTCGTAAACCGCTTCTCTGCGTCTTGGCAGCTTGATTTCTGGATGCTCTTTCTTCATCCACTTTTCAACTACCTTCGCCACGTCAATGCAGTCTTGCTTTTCCAGTTCGTCACACACAGACCAGTCGAAATCCTCATATCCGCTCCTGCGGGGCTTTTTGGCGGCTTTTTGAGGTTCGGTCAACACTTCGCTTGCCTGCACCTCAATCAACGTCTCAGACGCTTTAATTTTGGGCTTAAACTTGACCGCCACAGCTTTTCGTGCCACAAGGACTGGTTCGTAGGTCACAACAATGTCAGACACAGCATTGATTTCGTCTACCGCAACATCAAGCACTCGCTTGCGAAGGTTCTTATAAACATCGTAGCTGGCTTCCATTGCTCCGAGCTGCTCTCTCAACTTCTTCAGACTGATTTCATGCGGTTTGTTGTCCATATTCAACCAGTCCCGAAGAATCGAGTAAAGCAAGATGCTGTACTGTGACTTCATTCGTGACGTGTAACGTAGCCGATACCGAACATATCCGCTTTCGGCAATGTCGAAAAAGATGGATCGAAGGTCTGGGTTGCAAGTGATTGCCACAACGTAAGACCTTGTTTCAGGTACATAGTCCAGTTTTGCCCTCGTGAATAAGACAAAACTTTCAAACGTTCCTTTCTCCTTGTCAATAGGAATCGAAACCGTATTGCCTAAAAAGTGCTTAATCTGCGGTTCAATCCTTCGTGCATCAAGGCTTTTCAGTCCAAGAAGCTCCCTATATTCCGCCAAAGTGAACTCTACACGGCTGCTGCTTGGGTCTCTCGGATTTATTCTTGATAGGTAAACCTCCAACAACCGAAGTTCTCCTGCGGTGTAGTCCCTGAACTTCGCCCAAACAAGGGATTTGCTTTTTTCGACAAGGTTGTTGTCTGATATTTTTGGCATCTGCTCACTTCCTTTAATGGTCTGAAAACAGTATATCACAAATAGGGGGGACGTGTCAACGTTTTTTGTCCCCCATGGCTTGTCTTTTTGTCCCCCGTATCCTCGTCATTTCGTCCCCCATGACTTGTCAAAACGTCCCCCATGCTTTGTCATTTCGTCCCCCGTCTACCTATTATATATTAAACAAGAAATAAACAAGAGGTTAAATATCATCGTTAAATAGTCGATGACGATAATTTTCAACAAATTCTTTATTTTTCCATTCCAGTTTGTGGATAACTGAACTCTGCATTTGCTAAATAAGACTGTAGCCGGAGAAAAGCCGTACATCGTTAGTCACATTAAACGTGGACGAATTGTGGATAGGTGTACAAAAAGTGGACGAAAAGGGATACCTAATCTGCACGATGGGGGACAGATTGACAAGCCGACCAATCACAAGCAACAAATTAACGCTAATTCGTTATTTGTCCCGCGCGAATATTGTCGATTTACAGCCTATGGGGGACGAAATGACAAGGTAAAGGTATACCTAATCTGCATGAAACGTGTACAAAAAGTGGACGAACGCGGACAAAATGTTTTTCAAAAACTGCGATAATTCGACAATCAGCCAGTTATGTTATTGGGATTCACGGTATAGGAATCGTTGGACTTCATGGCTGCTTCCGTTCCAGCATCCTGCGCCTGATAAAGAATCTCCATCTTTGGGGCGGTTCCGTTCGGGTCTGGGTCTGTTTTAGTGGCTTGTGCCATCTCATAGCTACCAGACACCATCCGACAGACAGCGACCCTGTCCTTGAGCGGTGTGTGAAGGTTTGCCAGAATCTCCGTCAGAACGCCGATGTGGTCTGAACCGTGATCTCCGTACCGGATGTACAGCAAGGCATCTATCTCATAGGAAGAACATTCCATCATGGCATCTATGAGAATCCGCCGTTTCTCCAAATCGGAAAGGTCATCTTCCAGATGCTCCAGTAGCCCTGGGTGAATGCAAGCGTCTATGTATCGAGCCGCCGATACGCCGCAGCAGGTGAACCAGCGCATAGCCATCGGAAGGGAAATAGCTGCCAGACCTTGCTCCCAATTTGCTATCGTGCCACGATTCACGCCCATCCGTGCCGCCAATTTCTGCTGGCTCAATCCGGAACGCATTCGAGCTATTTCTAATGCTTTAGCTGTTCTTACTAAATATTCATCCATAAATTCTCACCCTTTCAACAAAATCCGACAAAACTGCTGGATTCGACAATCCAAAAAATGGAAAAAGCTGCTATGGAGAACCAACAGCAGCCCGTGTTATAACTGTACCATCGAAAAAACAATCAAAACAGGAGGTAACAATATGATTATCATTGACGGAATGCCCGCATCTGAACCGAACGAAAACAAAACGCCGAAACCGTGGGAGGGTTAGTGTATGAATCAGATTGACACCATGCTCATTCCATATGCCCGCCAGACCGCCTTAAAGCTGGTCTACAACCTTGCAAACAACGATGCTGATAAGTTTGCTTATGAAGAAGCAAAAAACGTTCTTGAACGCGCCATAGCCGCCTTGGACGATGGGCGCGACCCGGCAGATAACATCGAACGCATTGACGGACAGCTTGTAGAACTGTGAAAGGAGAAGAAGATGGACTTTACGAATGGATTCTATAAAGTCGAAAACCCTGTCGTTCTTGAAGAAGTGAAAACTTTCCTCCAGTCAATGGAACGGCGTGGAGCAACCGTAAAAGACTTGGACGATGCCATTGTGCAGCTAAACAATGTTTCGCACAGCATCAGCACGAACGCTCTCGTCAAAGCAAATGTGCTGGACGATTTACCGGATAATCCTTTTCGTTCCATGCTCAACGGAATGTTACAAAGCAAAGGGTAACTTAAATTTAATGTGGCTCTTAATCATTGTCATCGCAATTTTTGGCTTCCCTGATGTGAAGTAATGGATGCGAAAAAAACGTTTGATTTTTACGAAGTTGTTCAAAATACATTGACTTGACAACTAGAAGATGTATAATCGTATCAAATAAACATCTACACTTACCGATCGGGAGGATATGCCACAATGAGTGAACAGGAAAGAGCCAAGATTGACAGATTTATTGCATGGCTGCTGGAACACCCTGAGAAAATTCCGGCAGCTAAAGAAATAATAACTAACGCATAACAAAACCCCTTGCGCATAAGGCTACTGAAAGCCCGGCGCAAGGGGTTTTATTTGTACCGGGTCAATCCTTACAGACTTTCATCAGTTTTAAGAACCGGCTAGAATCGGAATTTACAGTTTCGCTTCCGTGATGCCCATCTTCATACGTCACATAAAACGTGACGGTGGTTTTAGATTTTGCGGATGCTACACCGTAAACAGCACCGGGCAATCCGGCAATTGAACCGCCAACAGCGGAACGGAGTGCGGCGCTTCCGGCCTTCTTGCTTTCACCAGAGCCTACAATCTTTGCGGACACAGGTGTTTCGTACATTTTTGTTTTGAGCTTTTCTCTTTCAAGAAACATATTGTATCCGCGTTTACCTTTTATCAACATCATAGCCCCAATGGCTGCAACGATTAAAAAGGCGGTCGAAGAATACACAAGGAAAATAAATGAAGCAACCAAGAAAAGCGCACCGAAGGCAAATGAAAACCTATCACCCATGTGAGAACTTTTGTCGTTCAGCAGTTCTTCTTTGCTAAATTTCTTTTTGCCCACGCCATCACCTCACATAGTTCTGATAAGCTTCATCAAAGCTTCACGCTTTTCTTTCGGCATCTCCACTAGCTTCTGCTCAATCCATTTAATATCCGCGTCAACTTCGCTTTGCGGCTGCTGTGGCGGGTTTTCTTTTTGCTCGCCAGAAACCAAAGCATCCACGCTTGTTTCAAAATAAGAAGCTATCTTATCAAGCGTTTCATATTTCAATGTTTGCTTTCTCCCGTTCTTCAAATCGGTCAAAGACCCACGGCTTGCGCCCGATTCCTTGCACATTGTGGTCACGTTTACTCCACGCTGCTTGCAGAGTTTTTCAATATTTTCGTACAAGTTTGCCATAATTCCAGTCCTCGCATTGTAAGGTTTGCTGAAATTACGCGAACGCTTAAAAAAAGCCTTGCATTTTACGCGAAAGCGTATTATACTAAGACCATACCGCGAAGGCGTAATGAATGATTTCTAGCAACTTCATTATATTACACTTATGCGTAAAAATCAATAGCCGGAGGTGAAATAATGGCTGAAAAAAAACCTCTGTGTGACTTTGGCAAACAAATCGAGATTGCTCTTATCCAAAAAGACAAGACTAACGACTGGTTGATTGAAAAAGTCAAGGAGGATACCGGACGATATTTTGACCGTTCTTACCTTTTCAAGGTTAAGACTGGAAAGCTGGAAACGCCTGGAATCAAGAAAAGCATCTGCCGGATTTTGAACATTCAGGATTCGGGAGCATAAGAAAGGAGAGAAGATGGCAAACATTCAAGTTTTTGAATATCAGAATAACAAGGTTCGCACTGTTGATATGGACGGGGAAGCGTGGTTTGTTCTGAAAGACGTGTGCGAAGTTCTCAACATCGCAGACCATAAAGTTGTCGTTAGACGGCTTGACGAAGATGAGGTGTGTCAAACACCCCTCACCGATAGCATGGGTCGTCAGCAGTCAACCACTATCATTAACGAGAGTGGCTTGTACCATGTCATTCTTCGCAGCGACAAACCAGAAGCGGCTCCGTTCCGCAGATGGGTCACGAACGATGTACTTCCTGCAATCCGCAAGACTGGAAGCTACAACGCGCCGCAACTCACTCGATCGCAACTCCTTGCAACTGCACTGATCGCAGCGCATGAGGAACTGGAAGAGAAAGACAAGCAGATTGCAGAACTTACGCCGAAGGGCATTTTTGCTGACGCAGTAAGTGCAAGCAGCCAGAGCATTCTTGTTGGTGAAATGGCAAAGCTGCTCTCACAGAACGGCATCCAGATGGGGCAGAACCGCTTGTTTTCATGGATGCGTGAGAACGGATACCTGATTAAGGACAGAAAGCGGACAGACTACAATATGCCAACGCAGAAGTCTATGGAACTTCGCCTGTTTGAAATCAAGGAAACATCCATTGCACATTCCGATGGGCACACTTCTATCAATAAAACCCCGAAGGTGACGGGTATCGGTCAGGTCTATTTCGTTAATCTCTTTTTAAAGACGAAGAAGAGCAAGAAAGTGGGGGGCTGAATATGGAACAGATTATCACCTTAAAGGTAGACCTTGAGTACCCGGAAGAAGCGCACCACGCCATTGACGAAGCGACAAAGGCCTACGAGGAAAGCAAAAAGCACTGGGATGCCTTTGAAATCAACGAAGCCAAAAGCAGAGCACGGGACATTTTGTACAACCTGTGCAATGAAGGTTACAGTATGATATGGACGGTCACGGATGGCGCTGTCGGCCTGACGATCTGGAAAAGCTTTAAGGAGCCTTGTGTTGGCCAGTGCTATATGCCAAAAGAAAGCCTGTTTGACATCTGGGTCGAAAAGCTAGTTGCGCTGTGCGTTGCCACAGGTCAGGAAGTCCCGAAGTTCATCACGGATAAGGCTGGTGAGTGCTGGTAATGAAATTTCGTAAAGCGCAAAGTCGCAAGCGCAGACTGAAGCTGGCAATGGCTGCTGGCGTGTCTAGAAACGATGCCAACAAGGTGTTGTGGATGGAGAAATCCATCAACCAGTGCTTTGAACGGCATAACAGAGAAGCCAGACTGAAAGAGGAGATGCAGCGTGGAAGAAAAGTACTGTGAGCGCTGCGGTGCCTTTCTTGGCCTTGTAAACCCATGCAAAAAGTATTGCGAAGAATGTAAAATCATTGTTCGCAGAGAACGGCAGGCCCTTATAAAGAAAGGAATCAAGGCTGAGCCGGAACCGGCTTTATGCGCTTGGTGCAAGAAGCCGATGGTTCGGAAGGTCTGGTCTCAGAAGTATCACCCTGAATGCGCAGCAGATGCAAACAAGGCTTTGACCAAAAAGTACAAAGCTAAAAGGCAAAAAGAGCTGAAAGAAATAAAAGCATCTGGCGAGTTCAAAATTACTTGGGATGTGCAGGAGCCAGAACGTGCGAGACCTCAAAAGCACAAACCTCCAAAATATACCGTGCGCCAGATGAACGATGCTGCAAAGCGATACGGCATGAGTTACGGCCATTACAGTACTTTACTTGCACAGGGAAAGGTGAAGGCTCCTGATGAACGGTAAATACTACGGCCAGCGTGAAATCCGCTGGCACAGCCGGGAGAAAGACCGGCTGGAACACATTCATAAAGGAAAGGGAAAGAATGAAAGCATTCGTGGAAATTGCCTTAATTTGGGGCATTGTCCTGGCATTAGTTCTAGCAGCGTTCCTGCTAAACTTCTGGCTGGTGCATCATATCGAGATTCTGATCGGCGCTAAAGCGACATGGTACATCATCGGCATCGGCGTTCTGATGGCCACCTGCTGGATTTTCGGCACAGGTAAGAAAGCATGACGCTGGAAGATGCAATGAAAGCCAAGTACTTCAACATCAACGACCTTAGCCGTAGATCTGGAGTATCAAGGCCGACGATTTACAGCATTTTGGGCAAGCGAAAGAAGCAGAAAAGCTCCGTTCGGGTCGATACGCTTCTGAAAATTGCAAAGGCGTTGAATGCAAAAGTAGTCATCAACGAGAAAAAGACGAACGGATTTGACATTGTTTTAAAAGAGGTGAAGAGAAATGAAAACTGTTAAAGGCACTGTATTGTGCTTTGTAAGCATATCCATCGCCGTTGCAGCACTTGGATGTGGAAACGCCATCAACGGCGCTTCTAATGGCTGGGGAATGCTTGGATATACGCTGCTATCCGTGTCTATGCTTTTTACCGCTTTGATTCTCGCTATTATCGGTGTTAGCGCTGAGAATGAGAGAATCGAGCGTGAAAATCGAAAAATCAGACGTGTAGCCCACCACACCAACGAGTGGAGGGATGTTCAGTGAAATGCCCGATGTGCGGACAGGAAAGTGTCACGACTGTAGACACAAGGAACGAGGATGATTGCATCATCCGTAGAAAGCACTGCCTGAACAAGGAGTGCGATTACCGGTGGTCTACTATTGAAATCGACACAAGCCAATGGTACTCAGCTCTTCAAATCCAGGAGCACAGAAAACAGAGAGGACGGCCCAGAAAGAATGATTAGCGTGAGCTTAGATAGATTCGGTGGCGTGACCGAGCCGGAGGACGGCGTGTACTTTATGACCCGTGAGCAGGAAGTAGAAGCCAAAGAAGCTGAGCGTCAGGCTGAGATTGAGGACTTGCAGTCTGAAATCGAAGACAGGGAAGCGGAGCTAAAAGACCTCCGTGCACAGTTGGCAGAACTGATGGCCGGTTGATTTTTGTACAGCCATGTTAAGCCAAAGTAAGAACAATGAAGCCTAATGAAGCCGAAGAAAGGAAAGAAAAATGGCAGTATTAGTAATGGTCTACGGTCACTCCGGCAGCGGTAAGTCCGCTTCGCTTCGGAATTTTGACCCGGAACAGGTTGCGGTTATCAACGTGCTTGGCAAGCCGCTGCCGTTCCGCAGCAACATGAAAACCTATATCACCAACGACTACGGCAAGATTGATGCTGCAATCCACAGCACCAAGCGTAAGTCCATCGTCATTGACGATGCCACCTACCTTATGACTGGCGAGTTCATGCGAAACGCAAAGGTCGCCGGATACCAGAAGTTTACCGACATGGCAGCTAACTTCAACGCATTGCTGATGCGGGCGAAGGAGTTGCCGGATGATGTGGTGGTTTACTTCTTCGGGCACAGCGAACGTGACGGAGACGGTGGTGAGAAATTCAAGACCATCGGAAAGCTACTGGACGAGAAGATCTGCGTGGAAGGGTATTTTACAATCGTTCTGAAAACGGTTGTGCAGGATGGGCGATACCTGTTCAGCACTCGCAATGATGGGACGGACACCGTTAAAACCCCTCTCGGGATGTTCAACGATGCGCTGATCGAGAATGACCTTTCCGCCGTAGACAAGACCATCCGTGAGTATTACAACATCCCGGTTCAGCCGGATAACAAAGGAGAGTAACAGATGAAGAACATCAACTGGAATGACATACAGGAAGCCACCGAACGCCGTGACTTGCCTGTTGGCGGATATGTTGCCGGTATCTGCAAGGCAACGGACGAACCCGCAAAGGAGCGTCTGAACATCGAGTGGGAAGTCGCAGAGGGCGAGTTCAAGGGCTACTGGCGTGAGCAGACCGCTTCCCTTATCGAGCGCGGCAAGCTGAATCCGGGCGAATGGGCATGGGGTGGCAAAACCATCAAGAGCTACAAAGAGAAGGCGCTGCCCTTCTTCAAGGGCTTTATCACCGCTGTGGAGCAGTCCAATCCCGGCTACAAGTTCAACAACGATGAAAAGACCCTGCGTGGCAAGCTGGTCGGTGTGGTTCTCCGTGAGGAAGAGTACATGGGCAACGATGGCAACATCAAGACGAAACTTGTCGTTGACCGATTCACCAGCGTGGACAAGATTCGTTCCGGCGATTATGAGGTCAGACCGAAGAAAACGCTGGCTGGTGCGTCTGGCTCCGCTCCTGACACTGGCGATTTCGCCGTGATTGAGGGCAACGCAGATGATTTACCGTTCTAAAAATAGCGAATTAACGTAATATTTCAAGAAAGCGAGATAAAAGAATGAAACTGATTCGGACTACCAATGGGTGCTACCTCAACGCAGATGCAATTACGAGAATTATTTTTCCCAAGATAAAAGAAGGTTTCTCGTCTTGCATTACGGTCAAAATGAGCGATTGCGAAAATGAACTTTTTTGCATTGGCGAATACAACGGAGAGTGCGTTGATGACGTTTTAGACAGATGCCGAGCAAGGGAAGCTCTTCTCGATTTTCTCACAAGTAGTAACGACGGAACACTGGATATTAGCGACAATATATGCTTGAAAGAAGAATTGAAAAGATTCCAACAAGCAGACTGACCGCCTACCTTATATAAGAGCTGTGCTATCCGGCTGGACGGGCGTTTGGAAAGATGAAAGTTTTAGTTGCCTGTGAGGAATCGCAGGAGGTCTGCAAAGCGTTTCGCGCCCGTGGGCACGAAGCCTACTCCTGTGATATTCAGGAACCGTCCGGTGGGCATCCTGAGTGGCATATTCTCGGAGATGCGCTCAAGGCTTTGGAAGGTGGGCAAGTCGTGACGATGGACGGTGTAACGCATGACGTTGGCAAGTGGGATTTGCTCATTGCACACCCACCCTGCACGCACCTTGCTGTTTCTGGTGCACGGTGGTTCACAGAGGGAAAAAAGCCGCTCAGCTTGCGCTTTGAAGCTGCTGCATTTTTCATGAAGTTTGCAGAAACTGATATTCAGCGAATTGCGATCGAAAACCCCGTGTGTGTGATGTCCACACTATACCGAAAGCCGGATCAAATTATCAATCCCTGGCAATTTGGGCATCCGGAGCAAAAGAAGACCTGCTTGTGGTTAAAAAATCTTCCCGGGCTAACCGAAACCGACAATGTATATGAAGACATGATGTCTCTTTCAGTTAAAGAAAGAACCAGGATATGGCAGCTTGGAAGTGGCCATGCAAAAGAACGAAGTAAAACTTATCCAGGCATTGCAAAAGCAATGGCCGAACAGTGGGGGTAAAACAATGATTACCTGTTGTCTCAATTGCACATCGCGCTACCAAGCCTGCCACGACACTTGCGAGAAGTACAAGGCAGAGAAGAAAGACTTCGAGGAACGCAAGGCTTTCGTGTATGAGCTGAACCACAGCCAGAGCGTGTACCACCGTGATTATGAGGACAAGCACCGGGAACGTGGCAAGAAGCGGTTTCTCGGAAGTGAATTTAGAGGTGAAAGAGGATGAGAAACCCATCAAAGAAAACGATGAAACACATCGCATCTGTTTTAGATAGCCATTGCAGGTTCGATTCGGATAAACGGATTTTGGTTCCGTTTGAAAGTAGCCCGCTTTCTTGCATTTGGTATGGGTTCAAGCCGCATACGGGCAAGAAAGTGGTTGGCTATATCCTGAAAGACGGTTACAAGTATCCGTGCGAAAAATCTATTATCCGAAACGGATTGATGGTGGAAATCAAATACCCGGAACAGATTTTCGCACCCAGAGCGTCATCCCTTGAGCTGGCAAAACAGATGACAGAAAGAATGATTAAGAGAGGAATGCTTTATGTTTATCCATACACATGGAGAAGAAAACGATGGACGGGCTGATTTATGAACACCGGAAAGCAGTTTGAAGCGGACTTCAAGTCATCCGTCCCATCCGATGCGTGGTGCTACCGGCTGAAAGACAGCGCTGCCACCTACTACGGCGGTAACGAGAACCTGTCCTTTTCCATCGACAACATTTGTGACTTCCTTGTGTACCGATACCCGATGAACCACCTGTTTGAGCTGAAAACCATCGAAACGCCCTCTATCCCTCTGGAAAAGGTGTTCGGCAAGTATGACAAGGAAAAGTGCAAGTACCGCAAAGAAAAGCACATTACTGACATGGTGGATGCGATGGGGTACAGCGGTCAGACAGCCCATGTTATAGTCAATTACAGGGCGGTCAACCGCACCTTTGCAATCCCTGCCAGCAAAGTTTTGGCATTCCGTTACAACGAAAGCCGGAAGAGCATCCCTTGGCAGTGGGCAGAGCAAGAGGGGATAGAGGTCAAAGCGAAAAGGCTGCGTGTCCATTGGCGGTATGACGTGGATGGGTTGCTAAAGAGATTGGAGAAAGAGAATGCAACTGTCTGAAAAACAAGAATTGGTAAGGCTTCTGGGGCTGTACCAAAGCGAACTCCTTATGGAGAACGAAGAAAACCTTAGAAAGAAAATGAGAAGCAATGAAAGCCCGAAGAAGGTCGTCACAGATTATTCATACGGCGTGAAAGCTCAATATGAACACGCAAGAATCATCATCAAGAAACTTTCGGTTGAAATCGGAAAAGAACTCAAGGCTAGTTGGGAGTTGTGGTGAAAATGACAATGGTTTGCGATAGATGCGGTGAAGCGTTTCTGCTTTCCAACGATGTAAAATACATGACACCGTTTGATGACGAACTTGACCAATTTGAAAGCAATTCTATTGTAAAGTGCCTTGCTGGCGATGATAAAGGGATTTACTCGATAAGAGATGAAACCGTTTTCCTTTGCCCCTCTTGCATGGCAAAGCTGAACGACTGGCTGAAAGGAGAACAAAAGTGAGCAAGAAAGTTTCAGACATCCTTCCCAAGACGGAAATCTTGGCACAGTTGGCAGAAGAAGCGTCCGAACTGGCACAGGCTGCGTTGAAGCTGCGCCGTGCGCTGGATGGTACGAACCCGACACCGAAGAGCGTGGAGGAATGCCGAAAGGCGTTTGAAGAGGAATACGCAGATGTTGTGAACTGCATTATTGCTTTGGACTTGGACGATGCAGCCTTTGATCGAATGCGGAAGATGCAACACGAGAAGGAAGTCCGTTGGTTCTCTCGCCTGGAAGCAAAGGAGAATAAAAATGGCTGAATATCATGTTGGATGTGGTCTATTCGGAACCATCTATGCTGGAACGATGATGAAGCAGCGGAAAGATGGATTGCAGTTATGGAGAAGCAAGTCTGATGTGACCGATGAAGCAGTTTCCGCTGTTCTGTCTCATTTTATTATTGAAATGGATAGTTTAGACAAAACAAAACTCGAAAAAGTATGGGGCGTTGTTGGAAACAAGAAGCTAAAAGTTACATTCGAGCTTTCCGTCAATAAGGAGCAGTCGGATGAATAAATTCGGAAACTGCCCCTCGAAAAAGAGCTGAGAGAAAGGCGGAGCTGATGGATAAGGAACAGCTTGCTATCGCACGGTTGCAGGACGCTGCACGGCTATCTGAGCATCGATACAAGAAACCGTTGATGGTCACATACTCTGGCGGCAAGGATTCACAGGTGCTTGTGGCTCTGGCTGAACGTGCAGGAATCAACTTCGAGGTGGTCAACAGCCATACCACAGCAGATGCGTTGGAGACGGTCTATTTCATCCGTGAGCAGTTCAAGGCGATGGAAGAGCGTGGAATAAAATGCTCCATCGTCATGCCACGATACAAGGACAAGCCCGTGTCCATGTGGACGCTGATTCCGCAAAAGCTGATGCCGCCTACAAGACTTGTACGGTATTGCTGTGCCGTTCTCAAAGAAAATACTGGCCGCGATAGATTTATCGCTACCGGCGTTCGCTGGGCCGAATCAACAAACAGAAAGAAAAACCGTGGAACGATGGAATTTAGCCATCGTGACAAGGAAAAGCGCATCATCCTTATGGGAGACAATGATGAAAAGCGACAACTGTTCGAGACCTGCAACCTTAAGGGCAAGATGACTGTCAATCCTATCGTGGACTGGTCTGACGATGATGTGTGGGACTACACGCACAGCGAACACTTGCCTATCAATCCGTTGTATTGCGAAGGGCAGAAGCGTGTTGGATGCATCGGCTGTCCTATGGCCGGTAGGGGGGGCAGACAGCGTGAGTTTATGCGCTGGCCTGCCTACGAGAAAATGTACATCTCAGCGTTTGAACGAATGCTTAATGTCAGAAAAGCAAAAGGTTTGCCGTGCGACTGGCAGACTGGAATGGACGTTTTTCGTTGGTGGATGGAAGATGACAACATCTGCGGTCAGTTGAGCATGGACGATTTGATGGAGGATAACAATGGCACTGTTGAATAGTGAAGAAGTTGACGATACGTTATCCATGAGGATAAGCGATGATATTCAGAGGAGCATAAAGTTCTCTTGTGATTTGTGTGGGACGAATATAGATGTCCTCGACACTCGATTTGCAACGATGACAGCAAATAAAGTATGGAACAAAATTGTTCCTGAATGTCCGATTTGCGGGAAGAAAATGATTGTTAACAGTTGGGAGGCATTTTGAAATGTTTGAATTTGCAACTCGCTGGCTGGTCTGCCTAGTCCTGCTGGCGGTGGTGGTTCAGTCTGAACGGACAATCAAAGACGCGGCAGACAACCTGTTTGAAGAACGTCAGGCAATGCTCGTCTGGCTGCTCGTCAACGTGTGTTTGACCGTTTGTACGGCTGTTGTGATGGGGTGGAAATGATGGATAACGAACTTTACTGTCCGATGAAAATGACCAGCAATCCGCTTGGCCGGTGCGTATGCGAGAAAGAAAAGTGCGCTTGGTGGAACGAACTTGGTAGTTGTTGTTCCGTTTGGTGGATTACGCGGGCGCTGGACAACATCGAAATGAAGATGGAGAGGTGAGAGTGTGAAACTGGTTGATGTTGACCCAATCATTGCGGCGTGGAAAACTGTTGGTGTTGACAAAAAGAATGAAGCGAAGTCGTTTTTGGATAGCAAAAACTTCATCGTATACATACAAGGACAAATCAGAAACAGCATTGGAGATATATTTTTAGATTTAGCCAACGTATTGGAAAAATCTGAGCCCGCCAATATATGGTTTGATGCCAAGAAAGTTTTACCCGAAAAAGACAAAGAAGTTCTCGTAAAAAGAGAAAAATTCGGCATTGAAATTGCATTTTTATCTTATGACGGATTATGGCAAGAGCACGACGAGTACATTGTATTTGGAGATGTAACTCATTGGGCGTATCTTCCTGAACCACCAAAGGAGGTCTGATACATGGCAACACCCCCGAAGCGTGGTCGTGGCAGACCGCCGCTGACCGAAGCTGAAAAGAAAAAGCGTGAGAAACGGGCGCAAAAGGCAAAAGAAGAAGCCGCCGCGAAGCGCGAGAAAGAGCGAGAGAAGAAGAAACAGCAGATGCTTAACAAGCGGAAATCTATCCGCTCACAGGTGAGTAAAAAGGTGAAAGAACAGCAAGAATTGGCTATCGAGAAGTCAAAGATGATGAACACAGGCGATTTGCAGTCGAGAATCGGTGACGAAGAGGACAAGAAGGTCATCGGCATGATTGCAGCCAAGTATTTTGGTGACCTTCCGAGCGTGGACATGAACAACCCGATTGAAGTGCAACAGCGCCTTGACTTCTTCTTTGACGCTTGCATCGAAGCAAGAATCTCCCCTGTGGTGGAATGGATTGCACTGGTGCTAGGCATTGAATGGGTGAGCCTGAAGCAGATTATGGCGGGCAAACGCCGTGACGACAGCTTGCAGCAGAAGTACATCTTGAAGCTGATTCTGCAAATGCAGTCCATGTGGGCGTACAACGGTATGTATGGTCAGGAGAACCCGGCAGAGTGGATTTTCCGAGCCAAGAATTATTTTGGTATGCGTGACAACGTGGAAGTCACCGTTGCGCCGCCTGAACAGCCGTTGGGTGATGCTCAGAGCGCAGAACAGCTTGCCCAGAAGTACCAGACGGCTTTGCCGAAAGGGATTGACGTGGAGTACAGAGAGGTGGGGGAGTGATAACCTGTGGCAGACGAAAGCTATTATTGGTACAAAAGCCACGGAATCTGCGTTAAGTGCAAAAAGAACAATGCCTCACCCAATCGCATTATGTGCGATGAGTGCAGAGAAAAATGGAACGCTATAAGAAGAGAAAAAAGCAAAAATCCCGAATACAAAAATTGGAAAAAGCAATACAACAAAGAACATAAAGAAAAAATGCTTGAAAATGGGCTTTGCCCCATGTGTGGTAAACCGCTTTATCAGGGACATAAAACCTGCTACGAACACTGGCTCAAAAACAGAAAAAGATGGAAAAGGTATGAAGAAAACCATCGTGGGACAATAAGGAGCCAATGGCGTGAAGCTGGGCTGTGTCTTAACTGCGGAAAGCAAAGAAAAGCTGGAAGTTCGTTTTGCGAATACCATCAATCTATGATGGAAAAATCTTTAGAAAAAGCAAGAAAAGCGGGAGGGTGGACATCCGATTATGCTCACAAAAAATATTTCACCAAGCGACACCCTGATTGACTTTTCAGACCCATGCCTACGCACGTTCCTGCCTGTCCTCTTGCAAGACCACACGACAGGAAAGAACATCATCTGGGCGACAGACCCGCCGCCTGAAGTAGGCGTGGGCTTTGAAGATGAAATCACACTGGAACAGTTGGACAAGGTTCAGCTTGTCCCTCGTGTGCAAAAACGGCTGGCAGACCAGAAGAAGCGCACCAGCAAAAAAGCAGAGGTGTTTACGCCGACTTGGGTTTGCAAGAAGATGGCAGACGTTACAGAAAACGACCTGAAGGGCGAGGACTGGAAGGAGTACATCAACAAGACTTGTCTTGAAGTCACCTGTGGAGAAGCACCGTTTCTCACAAGCCGATACGATACCACAACAGGGCAGATGATTGCCGTGCCGGACAGAATCGGTCTGCTGGATAGGAAGCTGAATGTTCTGGCAGAGCAGTTCCATGACTACGATATGTGGATGTGTTGGGCAATCAACGCCTACGCATCGACATACGGCTATGAGTGGCAGGGAGACAACCTCTTGCTGGCAAGATGCAACCTGTTCCTGACACTGATTGAGAATTTCAGGTATCGGTTTGATGCTAAAAGGTTGGAAATCGGCTGTATGCCTATGTCCCTTGACTGCATCGCAGACATCATCTCATGGAACGTCTGGCAGATGGATGGGCTGAAAAAGACTGTGCCCGGCACGGACATTCCGTGCAAAATCAAAGACTGGAAAGCCAACAAAGAAATCCTGTTTAAGGATGTTGGGGGAGGATAAATAATGTTTGCTAATATCTACGAAACCGCAAAGGATGTATCGTTCTGCGTTGCGGGATGTGCTGGTATGTTCTATGTCGCTTACTTTTTCGTAAAACTTACGTTTGATATGATTTCCAAAATCTACTATTTATACCGCACCCTTGGAAGAAGGGGGAAAGAGTTTCTGGAATACAGGCGTTGTCGTGGAGATTTTGACACATATCTGCGTGACCGTGAAAGTAAGAGGAAGTTTTGGGACGAATATTACCAGAAAAAATATCAAGATGAAGCAATAAAATGCACTGGCGATTGTTCTGATTGCTCGAAAGCAAATTGTTTGGACAGGGTTTGAGGTGACAACTAATGCAAACTGACAGAGGAATCTACCACAAGCGAGTATGTGACCGCTGCGGAGCGGTTCTGGGCGGCAGGATGATGAACCCTGACGAATACTTCAAGGACTGGGCGTGGCGCAGGGACACAGGCGACCTGTGCCCGGAGTGCTATGCAGAGTATAAGCGAGTGATCGGGCGGTTCAACAGAGGAAAGAGAGGGCAGAGACAATGACAAGATGTTCTGTATGGCGTTGTAAGCAGTGTGGAGCGATTATCTACAATGCAAAAGATGCAAAAATTCCTGACAATGCGTTTGACGAACTTTTTGGCCTTGAGACTATTTGCAACAATTTAACGGGCTTTAGCCTGCCGACAGTCAAATACACACACAGATGCGACATGCAGACCATCGGCCTGTGTGAGTTTATTGGTTGGAGGAAGCAAGAATGATTTACTGCACCACCGAACATTGCTCTTGCATGGGCATCAAGCAGTTCTCTGCTGGCAAAGCTATCCGATGCGCAGCAGAATCCTGCAAGAACAAATCTGAGCCGTCCTGTGGCTCTTGTAAATGGTATGCAGAGCCTGAGGGCGTGTGCGTGAACGACCAGTCAGAACACGTTGCAGACTTCGTGTGGGACGAACGTGGATGCAAAGAATGGGAGAAGAAAGATGAGCTATGATATTTCGCTGTGCGACCCCGTAACGCACAAACCGCTCAAAGCGGATAGTACGCATTTTATCGCTGGCGGTATGCGTGCTATGGGCGGTACAAAAGAACTGTGGCTCAACGTCACCTATAATTATGGAAATTACTTTCGTCGTGATGATGTGTTGGGTAGAAAGGGCATCCGCTCTATCTACGGAAAGACAGGCGCAGAGAGCATTCCGATGCTTGAAAAGGCTATTTCTGCGCTAGGTGACGTTGTGGACGACGACTACTGGCACGCCACAGAAGGTAACGCCAAACGTGCCTTGTACGGTCTGCTGGCATTTGCAAAAATGCGTCCTGACGGTGTGTGGGATGGGGATTGAAGGGAGAAAAGACAATGAAAAAAGCAATTTTATCTATGGCACTGGTGGCATCTATTGCATTGTGCGGATGCACCGAAGCATCTCGTGTGAATCACAATATTTCACAACAGGCGAAAAATTTCAACATCACACGCCGTCTGTCCGTTGTCAACGCAAGAACAGACACGCCGATGCTTGAAATCATTGGCAACATGGACATTTCCAATAACAGCAACAACGAACTTGTCGTGACCATTGAACTGCCCGATGGAACATACAAGAAGCATTACGTTTATTTGAACGAGTACACCATGTATATCGTGGAGGATTTGAGCGGTTCCGATGTGGACAAGTATCACTATGAAATCAATATCTTGCCCCAACAGTTACAGAATTTTGTTCTTACATACAATCCGTAAGCGGGGTATCGGATAATGGCTAACACCCTTTGGCATCCAGCAAGCGAACCGCCACGAGAGCGGTCACAGCCTTTGCTGCTTGCGACTAAGACAACGTGGCATGATAAAGATGGAAAAATGTTGCAAGGGCTCTCGCCGACAGCGTACTTTCTTGGCTGTTACGCAGACGGTCAGTTCTGGGATGAGATAGGCGAGAGACTGCCGAAAGATGTGACGGTGACGCACTGGATGGCGTTTCCGATGGTATGAGGTGATGGAAATGGACAAGTATGTATGGCATTCCGTGCGAGACGAGCTACCGCCAGCCGGTTCTCCGCTCTTGATTTTAGCGACAGAACATCAGTTCAGAGATGAAGATGGAGATGTTAATGAAGACTGGACAGAAAAGGATATTCGTTTCGGATATTACGACCCTATGTATAAATATGCGTGGCGTGATGAGTATGACGAGTCAATCCACACGGACGAGGATTTCAAAATCACACATTGGATGTTTGCACCCGATATGCCGGAGGACTAAATATGGATGGATTTGAAGCATTAACAGAAGCAATGAACCGATGTGCTGCATCACTTGAACAGCTTGCAAATGCTATCAGACAGTCCGAGACGCGGCGCGGTTACATCAAGCAGAAGCACAATCGACCGGTATACCGTAAAGGCGCAAAGCTACATGAAGGTTGCAAACGAATTATAAGAACGAGAGAGGGATTTAGAAAATGAAAAAGCTTAAATTTCCTGAGGATTTCTTTGCATACGAAAACCCGGACTGCCCCGACAAGGACATTGAAAAAGCCGTAAACAGGGTGAAGAACTGGATGAAGGGCGAAACTTACAAGAGCAACCCTTGGTTCTTTATAGCTGCTGGCAACTATCTGATTGTCGGCCTGATTGCTGAGGATGGGCAGAAAACAATCTACGTTGCACGGCAGTATTATGAGATAGTCAATATTCCGGGCGAAGGCTGGCTGCGTGAATCTGACGCTGAGAACCTGTTTTGATGGGGGATAGGTATGGACAAAAAACGAGACAGTTTTACATTCCAACGATACTACTTTGAAGCCATCTCCACTCTCAAAAGTAAAGAGAAGTTGGAGCTCTACGATGCAATATGTGCATACGTTTTTGAAGAAAAAGACGCAACTTTGAACTCAAAAAAAGCAGAATCTTGTTTTATTTTGATTAAGCATCTGCTCGATGAAGAGTGGAAAAGAAGCGATATTGCGTCAAAAGGATGGTCTACACGAAAGTCAGCTCATCCTCATGTCATAAATGAGATGAAAGTCAGCTCATCTATGAGTTCAAAATCAGATGACAATGAACCCATTGTATCAACTGACAGTCAGATGAACATCAAGACCCTGCCGGAGAGTGCAGTCAAGAAGAAACATGACATCTTCTTCGACTTTGCTCATGGCGATAAAGCCCTGCTGGAATCCCTGCGAGAGTTCGCACAGATGCGTACAAGAATCAAGAAGCCTATGACAGACCGGGCAAAACAGATGCTCTGCAACAAGCTGGAAAAGTTTGAGCGGCACGACTGGAAAGCCATTCTCGACCAGAGCATCTATGCCGGATGGCAGGACATTTACGCATTGAAACAGGATGACCAGTACGAGCAAAGTACGGAGATGGAGTTTCCTAGACTATGACAATGGACGTTCAAACGGTATTTATCGGTGCGCTGATGCTCTGCAAGCCGGGCGTTGTGGATGAAATCATACCAGACCTTGAACTTGACTTGTTCAGACCTGAGCTGAGAGACGCTTTTGCGGCTGTTCAGGGCTATTGGACGGCTAGGGGTAAGATAGATATAGTCGAGATAAACACGCAGCATCCAGACGTAGCGCAGACGCTCTTAGCGTGTGCGCAGACCTGCGAATCGGAGTGTGTGCGCATTGACAGGGAGCAGATGCAGCGTTGGGCACAGCTTATCAGAGAACAAGCTGCACTTACTCGTGTGCAAGGTCTGGCATTTCAGATGACCAGTGAGCTTACCGACTATTCTGATCTATCAGACATTTACCAGAAGATGGGCGAAGCGATGAGCCTAAAAGCTGAGGAAGAAGATGCGTGGACATACGAGGATGTGCTAAACGACTATGTGCTTCACATGGACGAGAAGCCTGTGTACATCAAGACAGGCCTAGAGCGTCTGGATGAAGCACTGCACATTTCTCCGGGTGATTTCATCATCATCGGCGGCAGACCGTCTGCGGGCAAGACCGCCCTGTCACTGCAAATAGCAGCAAGCATGGCAAAGCAAAACTACACCGTGTACTATTTCAGCTTAGAAACTAGCAAACGCAAGCTGGGCGCACGTCTAATGGCTAATCAAATATACTGCCCTCTGGACACGGTGAAAAATAAGGCGGTCAGCTTGAATGAAATTGACGGACAGGCAAAGAACATGAAGATGCCCCTGTATATCCGCTCCGCTGCCGGAAAGAATGTGGCGTGGATGAAGGCTCAGGCTCTCCGTAAAAAGGCTCAGGTCATCTTTGTGGATTATCTTCAGCTTATCCACGAAACAGGCGCAAAGGACAGATATGCCGCCATTACAGCCATTTCCATTGCCCTGCATGAACTGGCACAGACAACAGGCATTGTCGTTGTGGCACTGGCACAGCTTAATCGAAACCCATCTAAGCCCGGAGCAACGCTTACTAACTCCGACTTGCGAGAGAGCGGACAGATTGAACAGGACGCTGATGCAATCATTCTTCTGTCCGGCGATAACCCAGACAAGTACCTGTTCCGGCTAAGCAAGAACAAGGAAGGCGAGATAGGCGACCTTCCCATTACGTTTAACAAGCAGATTCAACGGTTTCAAGAGTACACTTGGATGGATTGAAAGGAGAGCCACATGGATGCATTGGAGAAGTTCATAGACAACGTGCACGCAGGAAAGGGAAGATACGGTCTGTGTGATGCTTGCCTGAACCGTCAAGGAGACTACTGCTTGTTTCACAATTTGTATCGGCGAGACGAGAATGGAAAGCATACTGTAACGGCTCAAAAACTCGAAAGGGTAGAATACTGCAACTCTTTTAACTATGCTGGATGGCTGTTATAAGCCTATAATCGCTTCTGTGCTCAAATCAGCCCAGTAGGATAGGCAAGAAAAACAGATAACAGGGTTTGGACGATAAAGCTACGGCCTGAATCCCATAAATATTTTTCGTCAATCAACAAACGGAGGAAAACGATTATGAACATCACTCGACTGGAACAAGAGACCATCGTCAACTTCAATGCAGCGGAAGATACTGCATCGGTTTATACCGCTGACCCGGTGTATATGCGCAAGCTTGACAAGCTGTGCGAGCGGGAGCCTGTGTCGTACAAGCTGGTCAAGCAGGACAAGGACGGCAAGTGGTATGAGATGCCCAAGCGACTTGTGCGGTTTGCTACCACAAGAATTATGACGGACGAACAGAAAGAAGCGGCTGCGGAGCGTATGCGCAAGATGCAAGCAGATGGTAGAATCTAATCTCCGCTAAAATCTCCAATCAACAAACGTATCAGAAAGCATGGAATGGTGTCAGGTAGTAAAACTACCCTCTGCGACTATTCCGTGCTTTTTTCTCTTGTTATTTATCGAGAGAAAACGGCAAGGTCTGATTTTGAGCAGGAACCGTCTCGATCGAGTGGCGTTTGGGCTGATATGGCTACGACTATCAGCGTGATGCGTTTGCATGCAAATGGATGCACATGATGCGTTTGCATTCAATCTTCCCCCCTTTCTTCCCCCCTCTTTCCCCTACAACCCCTATTACCCCCTATAATCCCCCTAACTCTCCCCTCAAACAAATAAATTGTTTGAGGCCCCCACGCTAAAATGGTGCGACAACTGCGACGACCGAAAACAAAAACCAGATGCTTTGAAAAGGTTCTTTCCCCCTACAACCCTCTATTTCCAAAAGCTATACCGTTAGCCAGCAGGGCGGACCGTAACCAGCGTCTGCCGTCAGGCTCTTATTGGCTGAATATAGGCAGACCGTCCAGCTAACCTCTACGTTACGTCACCCTCTATCGTCCGGCGCACCGCGCCGACCGGGTGACCTCTAACGGCAACAGCATCTAACCTGCATAGGGTAACAGAATCTAATCCAGCAGTCACTACGACTATTTCACATGAAGAATTGACTTCATTTTGTAGTCGGTTTAATATGTAGAAATGTTGCATAACTATATGAGCAGTTGATTACAAGTTGAAAGCGTCTGAGTAGCCGAATAGTCTTATTTGATAGTTAAAAGTATTGAGGTATTTGCCGAATGAGTAATCCTAGTTTGTTAGTATGATATTAATGTAGTTGTCGGCAATTAAATCGGAGAAGAACGAACCGAATCGGATGATACGACTATTCCAGCAGAATAATAGTTAAAAAGATTGAGCAATTATCTTCGACTATTATAATAAGTACGATGGTTAAAAATTTCGAGGTAATGCAATGTGGATTAAAATTGACAGGTGTCTTGACACATATTGATTTTTGAGGGCGTCTGATGACTTAGCGACTATCGCACTTCTCTTTTCCTAAAAGGCAAACGACTATTTCACACAAAAAATACACGACTATTTGACGAAGGCTCGTAAGAAAACGCTACGACTGTTACTCTGCGACTATCAGCGGACTGCTCGTTACTATACGATATATAGGACTTTCAAAAGCTAGTCATCTGACGACTTTACGACTATTTTATTGGAGAGACTGCGACTATTGGCTACGACTATTCCAGCCGGAACGCTGCGACTATTGCTGGCCTCTATTAGCTATCGGGCGAAAGCCCGAAAAGAGACACGGCGGTAGCCGTCAATGGTTCCGCGTCGCCCGCCGTGCCCCTGCCGCCGGGCTGGCATGGTCTGCGGTATGTTGCGCCGTCTGGCATGGATCCATAACAGGAGGACGCCGCTGCGCCCTTATATACCTTATTATAATAGGCGGCTGTGCTGGCTTGTGTAGCGTCCGGCGTGGCGCTGGTATCTGGTACGCGCTGGAGGTGCTGCGGCGCTGTGATACGCTCCAACGTGGCACAGGCGGCATTATAGCCGCTTGTGTCTGTCTGTTATTTGCGGCGGTAGAATGGGGCAAATCACATGAAAAGCCCCTGTAAAGCCCTGTAATCCGTTTTGCAGCGTGGGCGGTATAACTGCATTGACGGCACAAAACGCGCTGTAAACGCTTGCATGGGACTGTATTGCAGCAGGGCAAAATAAAAGCCCTGCACCCTCAGCAGATGCAAGGCAAAAGAAAAGCCCGGCCATTGCTGACCGGGTGGAGATTTTATTAATGCCATTCAATTAAACGCTTTGTGCGCTTCAATCCTGCCAGCGTATAATCTCCGCTGACATTATCCCATACACGGGAGCGGGTGTTATAGGCGTATGGATAAAGCGTTGTCTGATTTGCGCTGTCCCAATTTACTGCATGATGTACTTTTCCGGTCTCATCGTCCACGTAAATGCTCAAACCGTTGATTTCGTGCTCAGTGTAGGTTTTCATGATAATGCCTTTCTTTCTGGGCTTTTGCCCTTTTTTATAGTATATCATATTGCAGGCCCCAAAAACAGGACTTGCAAAATATTTTTCGCCCTTTTGGGCTGGGGCGGGGTTGCTTTACGGTGCAGCCCCGCTAAAGTGTCCGGGTGGCTTATTTGCTGGCTTTAAAGAGTGCAGAGAAAAACCAGAAGAAAAACAGGATGCAAGATAATATCATTTTGCGTTCACCTCCTGAATGCTGCCGATTTCGGCGGCGGTGTATATTTCGCCGCAATAGCCGCGAAAAAGGTAAATCCAGTCCCACGCATCAGCGGCGGACAAAAAGACATTGCAAGCGCTGTATAAACCGCCGTTATATTGAATATATCCAGGTACGATATAGCTGGGCGTCTTTTTGGCTTTTGCCGTGTCGATCTCTACAACTCTCCACACGCTGCACCCACGCACAACAGGGATATATACTTTATCAGGATAAATCATTGTTAAACCCTCCATCATACCACGCTAAACCGCTTGTATGTGGTGCGCTTGCTGCACTCAGCATAAATATCCGGGTGCACGGCCTGTAAAAGCTTGCTATCAAGTCGGATGCTCTGCACATCCTTATAAATGGCTTTTGCCGTGCCCTGTACCATTTCCGGCGCGCCGTGCATCATGTCGATGATTTCAGCCTTTACAGCGTCGTTCATTGCTTCTAACTCTTCAATTAACCGCTTGTTTTCGCGGTATGCGTTCACTTTTTCTTCAAATGCCGTCATTTTTTGCACCTCATTTAATAACAAATGTATTCAACGGATTGCCAATATTCGTCGTTTTCGGCGTTCCAAGACCGGATTTCGGCTTTTTTAATCCGTTTGATAACGTCGTAGGCGTGGCCGTGATATACAGCATACCGATATTTTACAGTATCTAATGCGCCAGCTTTAAGCAGCTATGCACGAAATGCTTTTGTCATTGTCTCCCCTCCTTACTGCTCCGCCCGGTCGTTGAGCCAGACCAGACAGAGAAGAAAGCCGGAAATCATGCCGCCCACATACCAGAGGGCGGCCCACTGCGAAAAATCCAATGTAATCATGCGTTGCACACCTCCCGAACAAATTCCACTTGCAAGTTGTGCAGGCGCTTTGCCAGCTCTTCAACGTTCCACAAATCCCGGCGCATTTCCCGCGCCCGTTTTTCGTAACGGCTGACCGTTTCGCGGTCGGGCTTGATGTTACCAAAAGGCCGGTACCCGGTGCAGATTGCAACGCCTGAGGTGATAGGGTAAATATCGGCGTTCCATCCATACACACCGGCAGTATAGGCGGCGGGGTCGTCCATGCACAACATATTCTGCGCATCACAATAGCTCACTTGGATAATGGTCGGATACTGGGATTTAATATCTCGCATGGTTCTTCTTATTTTCATGGTTTAGGCCTCCTTGCAATACAGGCCGTTGGTGCGGCAGATGGTGCGGATACGGTTGCAAGCTTGATACAGTGCGCGGGCTTGCACATCAAGCCACGATTCCCGGCTGTTGGGGGCGTTCATTCCGTTATCGGTGCGCTTGAGTTCGGACGGAGTGCAGACGCGGGCGGCGATATCGGCATTGTAGCAGATGGAGCAGCCGCCGTTGCTGTACTGCTCCCAGCAGCTTGCACCGTTGAGCGCCCACCGCTCAAGCTCTGCACCGTCAAGGGGCAAACGCTCCATATTGTCCGCGCCCTCCTGCACATCCTCCAGCAGGTCGAGAGCGTACAGCGTAACGGCTTTATCCCACGCGCTGCGGTCGTGGCGGGCGTTGAGTTCGGTGCGGATGGTATCAGCGAGTGCGGTATAATCAGGGGTGACAGTCTGGGGCTGTTCTGCGGTAAGGTCAATGATGGTTGTTGCAGCCGCTGCGGAAATGGTGTTGACCTGTGCGGTGTTAAGTTCGATAATCTCACGGACGTTCTGACCTGCAAAGTGGGCCTTTACGGTTTCGATGTTTTCGGCAATCGCAACGGCCGAGATGTATTCGTCGTTTCGTTCGGTGATAACGTGGTAATACTTTTTCATGGTTTTGTCCTCCTGTTTTGTGGTGGTGTTGTGTCTCATTCTTGTGACATTATAATATCACACTTTTGAGACACTGTAAAGGGGTTTTCCGTTGCACGCGCAACAAATGTATTCAAAAATGAGATATATTTTTGAACCGCTGCGCTGTGTCCAAATCTGCACAGTTTCGGACACAATGCGCAGGCAGTCCAGCGCCCCGCGCCCTGTCCGATTGTCCCGGCGCGGTCTGTCTGGTATTGAGTGCAGACCGGTGCAGCGTGTCCAGCGTCCAGGCGTGTGCGCACCGCCCTGGTTCTTGCACGGCCTGCAATGCTGCCTGTGATGTGCAGGCCGTCCGGGTGCGCTGTGGTGCTGGGGTCTCCACCGGCGGGGTATACAGCCGCCGCCCAGCCCCGCCCGGTCAGTCTCTCAACCACCGAAAAAATAAAAAAGGCTCCCCCACCTTCACAAAACGACACCTATCTGGTTGTGCAAGTCTCCAAAAATTCCAAAAAATAAAAAAAGACCCCTCTCCCGGTCTAATCTGTGCTATACTTGACCGTAAGAAAGGGGCATTGTAAAATGGCAAAACTCGTAAAGTGTAAACACTGCGGCGCAAGGATAGCGGCTACCGCTAAAACCTGTCCGCAGTGTGGTGGAGAGAATACACCGCCAAAGCCAGCTTATAAGCGGCTGTGGTTCAAAATCCTTATGGTAATGTTCGTATTGGCTTTTATTATGGATTTGGTAAGCCCTCGTAACAAAACAGATACTGCGGCTAGCTCTGAAAGCGAAAAGTCAACATCATCTATTGCATCATCTGTAAAGGCAGAATCCGAAAGTTCGTCTGCTACTTCGGAAGAACCTGTAAAAGAGGACGACTCTTTTATTCTAATTGATGAAGTTCTTGGCGATTACGGAAAAGAAGAAACGAACAAAAGTGGTTATAAATATATCTGGTACATGGTTCCGGCTGGCATATACGAAGTTGAGAATCGAAACAAAGAAGCTACAGTATTTGTGGTGTCTGATGCAAATTCTGACGATGTGAGCGATGTACTGAAATTTGAAAAAGCTGGCGAAAAGCAGAATGTTACCGTTAAAGACGGCTACCATATCGAACTTTCGATTAGCGCGGAAGTCTTGCTAACGCCAGTTGAATAAAGGGAGGAATTTGCAATGAACCAAAAGAATGACAAAAATAAAGAAAAGAGAGAAAATAACGAAAAGATTGCCGCTTCAATATGGGGCATCATTGTGGGCGCCGCTCTTTTGGCTTTTGGCGTGTATCTTATGGCACATGGTATTTCAAACGCTATATAAAATTCTGACCAAAGAAAGGAAGAATCAAAAATGAGAAAGAGAATCATTGCGGCAGCTCTGGTAGCGGCCGTACTTTTAATGTCGCCTTTATGTGCGATAGCTGTCGAAAAGCCGGATGAGATTGCATCCCCTGCTCAACTAGAAGAAACTAACGAAGAAGGAACTGTTAAAATTAAGGAATCTCATAGTCACCTTGAAACCAAGTACGAATACGGAAAAACGAGATACTATGTCTACTACGCCGTACTGGTTGAGAATACATACCCCGATTACGCCGTTGATTTTGTATCTCTAAAGGCTTCTGTTTTCGGTTCTGACGGTTCAGTATTAAAAACCGATGAACAAACCCTTGACTGGATTGCAGAGGGAGACTCTTATTGGTACGCTGGATATGTGTCGTTTGATTCCGAAGGCATTACTCCAACCAGAATGGAATACACTATTACTGCAAATGAGCGGAATTTCCACAAAGCGAGCGCATCCAATCAGGCTATTCGTGCTGGTGAACTTTCCGTCACCAATGTTTCTAAACGCGGCTCTGGGTACGATCTGCGTTACACAGGTCAAATTACAAATAATAGCCAGTTCACGAGCAACTGGATAAAAGTTATCGTCATTTATAAAATGAAAGACACCGAAGGAAACGAAGTCCCTGTGGGTGGCGATTGCACATACATAACCGATGCACTTCCGTCTGGGCAAACAACAACATTTGAACTTTACCCATCGTCCGGGTTTGTTGGATATAGCTCCTACGAAGTCATTGCTTTGCAGGATTGACCCATAACACAAAAAGCCAGCGGCTAGATGTTCTCTAACCACTGGCTTTTCTTATTGGCTGTTATGTATTATGCGGACTGCTTTTCTTCCTTGATCTCAAACTTTACGTTTGTGGCCGCTGCCAAACGGCGCACGGAGTTAATGAACGCAGATTCCATTTTCTTGTCTTTGCTGTCGAAGATGATGTCAACAGCGTTGATTTTTCGAACAAAAGTCTTGCTCATGCCCTTAGATGCGGCATCCTTCTTGCGGTTATCCAAACGGCGGCGAACATCGAATCCGTTCTCCTTCATTTCATCGTAGACTTCATTCCATACGTCTGCGTATGCCGTACCACCGCCACGCTTGGTTGCAATGGCATTCAACGTGCGCTGACAGACCTTTCGTGCATCGCCTTTGACGCTGATAGTCATAATCGAGCACATATTGTTAAAACTGGATTCAATGGCATCCACACGCTTTTCGGTTTCTGCGCTTCGTGCAGCCTGTTCGTTTACAGCCTGAACCATCATGTTCAAAATCTGCAAGCTGCTCGGCTGTCCATTCGGATAAAGAGCAACATAACCACGCTTGCGAAGTTCGGGAAGAATCACATCACATACAAGCGCCTGAAACTTCTGCGCCGTCTCGTTATTGGCCTTCATGCAAAGGCGGTAAAATATGTTTTCGGGGATGTATTCAGGTCTTTTCCCCACAAGTGGGGAATTTGCGAAGCTACGAATATATTCTTCAACACGTTCCCATTTGACGTATTCAACTCCATTTTTCTCTTGAGTAAAGCCAAGTCCACGAGCAGCATCTTCCAGCCGGATGTAAGCCACTCCGTTTTCTTCGTAGCAGCTAACACCCTCGATCAGTTGAATTTCGGTCTTAGTTGTGATACTATAGTTCATAGAATCTCCTTAAATAGCTTGCGGAAACTGAGCCAATTTGCTATAATAAGGGCGCAATGGCTCCATTTCCATTGTTGAGCATATAAGACGTTCGCTGTGGTCGCCAAACTTTAGCGAGCGTCTTATTCTTTTTCATCGGGCAGCGGATGATTTTGCAGATACTCTGAAATAGCTCTGCGCATAAACTGGCTGCGGTTAAGGTCGCATACGGTGCAGTAGTGATTGATCTCTGCCAGCATTTCCTTGCTGACGTTGGCGTTGCACTGTGCACCATTCGGGTTGTTGTACGTCATACTCGTTCACCTCCTTTCGGCGTAATTATATTATACCACTTTTCCTTGTGAAGTAAATAATTTCAAACGATTTTACGATGTAATTTATAATACATACGAATTGCCGAAATTATGTTACTTTTCTTTGCGCCCCGCTTCGTACCCCGCCCGGTAGTTCAGTTCGGACAGCTTACCCAGCGCTTCTGCGTACTCCCTGTCCTCGCTGGTCGGCTCTTTGCCGCGGGCGAGGGTTTTCAGAAATTCTTCGGTTGTTGTGGGAAATTTCATGTTTTTTGCTCCTTTCTATTGCAGAAGTCGTTTGCTTCTGCTATAATAATTGACAGAAACCGAGACTGCGCCCTTGGTTGCGCAGCTTCTGTTTTGTGGTGGAATAGGTCGTCAGTGCTACTTTGGTCGGTGGGGCTGACGGCCTATTTTTTTATGCCACAAAGGATAAATCTACCGTTGTTGGCTGATTCATCGTGTGTTCTGCTGTCTTAGATTATAGACGCTTGGTATATAGTTGTCAACAGCCCAATTTGTATAATTTGTACGTTAAAACACGTTTTAGTGTACATTTTTGATAGCGGTTTTGACACTTTAACGTGTTAGAATCGGGGCGAAAATTTATAGTAAAATTTGATAACACGATAATTATACAAGCTGTAAACTAACACAAAAAAGTGTTGATGAAAAAGTGACCCTATTGATAGTAAAACTGCAAAATTTCAAAAACGTCTTGACAAATGTCTCTCTTTTGAGATATAATAAGGCCAGAAAGAGAGGACATAAAAATGAACGCAAACAAAGCATTGAAAAGGATTCTTGAAAATTCCCCTCTTCGCGTTGGAGAATTAAATGAAAAGCTCAATTATGAGAGTAAACACGTCGCATCGACTGTTCTTGGTAGAAATAGGATTTCGTATGAAAACCTATTGAAGTTTTCGGATGTGTTAAAGTATGATGTTGTCTTAGTTCCAAGAGGTTCACGGACTTACCTTGATAATGAATATGTTCTTACAAATGAAGAAATGGATGCAAAGGCGCTAAAAAATACAAAGAAGATGTTTCCGAATGAAAGGAACAGTGATTCTGAATGATTTACGGTTACGCTCGTGTCAGTTCCGCTGGTCAAGCGATTGACGGCAACAGTCTTGAAGCCCAGTCGGAACTTCTGAAAGCTAACGGCGCGCAGAAAATCTTTTCGGATGTTTATACCGGCACGAAGCTGCATCGACCGGAACTTGACAAGCTGATGGCTGAAATCCAGCCGGGAGACACGCTGATCGTGGCGAAGCTTGACCGTATTGCTCGTTCCGCCAAGAATGGTCTTGAACTGATAGACCAGTTCATTGATAAGGGCGTTTCAGTGAACATCCTGAATATGGGGGTTATGAACAACTCCCCAACCGGCAAGGTTATTCGCACGGTGATGCTTGCATTCGCCGAGTTTGAGCGTGACATGATTGTTGAGCGTACTAGAGAGGGCAAGAAGATTGCCAGCCAACGCCCCGATTACAGGGAAGGCCGCAAACCCACTGAGTATGACCGCAACCTCTTTGACGTTCTTCACGAACAGGTGGAGAAGCGTATTCTCACGGTCACGGATGCCGCCAAGCAGCTTGGCGTGACCCGCCAGACATGGTATCGGATTGCTGAACAGAATAGGTGAAAGTATGGCTAGAAAACTTTACGCAGTGACAAGCGGTGAATACGAGGATTATCACATCATTACTCTGACCGAGAGCCGTAGACGTGCAGAGAAAATCGCAAAGATGTACGATGCCGATGTTGAAGAATACGAGGACAACGAAGAGTTGACGGCAAAACCACTCACTTATACGGTTTATGTCTATGGTGGCGTAGATTGCTGTGAATCGCATTTAGATAACGTTGAGAAAAATGTTATCATAGGTCACGGGCACGGGTTCGCTTATGTCGATGCGTGGTCTAAGCAAGATGCAGAGCGGAAAGCTGATGTTATTTTCAAGGAAGTCCGTGAAAAAATGGAAGCTGAACGCAAGGCGAAAGAAGAAGCATGGAATATTCCTACATGGATTGCCAAACGAGAAAACAAAAAAATCCATGTCATTCCAACAGATAGCAAAACAAACGCAAGCGGGGTGATGTTTGGATGCATGGCATTTGTTAAGGCTTCTACAATAGAAGAAGCCATGAAGATTGCAACGTCTATGTTTGCTGATTATGACGCAAACCGTGCGAAAGCATAGAAGTGACATTGTTCGCAACCTAGAATAAAACCGAATGAGAAAGGGAAAACAGCATGAAACCCGTAAAATTGTCAGAACAGAGCTTGAAGCTCATTGAAACGTTGTGCGATTACACCGACAAGCCCGACATTCTCAATTCCATTGCAGACGCTTTGTACTACGATGCAGACGAGTTGAAGCGCAGGCTAAACCAGCTTGCAGAAGAGGTCAAATAAATCGCACCTTCCATCCGTTAAAACGAATTTTAGCAAATAATTTTCCGAAAACAGCATTATAAAACCGAATATTTGATTTTTGTGCAGTTGTAGGCACTCTTTACATTTTCAGGTAGGGGGTGCCTATTTTTTATGCAGCCAAAACAGTGCATTGCCATCATCGACAGCATCAAAGCGTATGCAAAGCAGAATCCGACAGAAGCACAAGTCTACGAGGACTGGTTTCAGGCGGTCGTAAACCTGAGAGACGCTTTGCCGCAAGACAAGCGGTTCGATGCCTACAAATACTCTGGTGAACTACGCTCTGTCTGTGCAGCCATGATGGGCAAGATGAAAACAGGCGAGGACGTGGCGAAGGTCTATGACATTATCAGTCGGACGTACCTGTTTGAAGCAAAGGATGTGTTTGACAGCTATTGCATCTATCTTGAATGGAATCGTGCGCCGGAGAAGAAGTTCTATCAGCCACGCAGAAAGGTGCTTTTGACGCTGGTTCGTGACCTAGAGGACTTGTTTTTCCATCGTGTAGAATTTCTTGGGGTCAGTCAGCCCCCGAGAACCGGAAAAAGTACGCTCTGTATATTTTTTATCACATGGCTGATGGGCAACCGCCCGGACGTTGCATCGGTCATGAGCGGGCATTCCGACAAGCTGACCAATGGTTTCTATGGCGAAGTGTTGTCCATCATCACTGACCCTGTGACCTACAACTGGGGCAAAATCTTCCCTGATGTTCAGCTTGTGGATAAGAGAGCAAATGACGAAAGCGTTGACCTGAACCGCAAAAAGCGTTTCCCTACCCTGACCTGTCGTTCCATTGGTGGTACGCTGACTGGTGCTGTTGAAATCGGCGAGGGCGGCGTTCTGTACAGCGATGACTTGATTGAGGACTTGGAGGAAAGCCTGAATGTTGAGCGTCTGAATAACAAGTATGATGCCTATCTGAACCAGCTAAAAGACCGTAAAAAGCAAGGTGCATTAGAGCTGATGGTCGGCACACGCTGGAACGTGCTTGACCCTTTGGGGCGCATCCAGAACCAGTACGCAGACAATCCAAAGTACAGATTTCGGGTGATTCCTGCGGTTGATGAGAACGGACACAGCAATTTCAATTATGACTACGGCGTGGGATTTGACGATGCCTACTATGCCGACATGAAAGCCAGCATTGACGATGCAACATGGTGGGCAAAGTACATGGGCAAGCCCTATGTGCGTGAAGGTTTGCTGTTCCCTGCCGATGAACTGCGGTATTTCAATGGCGTTCTGCCCGATGGAGACCCTGATCGCAAGCTCATGGTCATGGATATTGCATGGGGTGGTGGTGACTTCACCGCCTGTCCTATTGCTTATGTGTACGGTGATGCGGTGTTCATCCCTGACCTTGTGTTCAACAACGGCGATAAGACCATGACCAGACCGGAAGTCGTGGGCAAAATCATCCAGCATAAAATTAACGTGGTGCGTGGCGAAGCCAACAACGGCGGTGATGAATATTGTGACGTGGTAGACAGCCAGCTTCGGCAACAGGGCTATCACTGCTCTGTCCGTAGCCAACGTGCGCCAAGTGGTCAAAGCAAGCTATCAAGAATCATTCAGTATGCGCCGGACATCAAGCGATTCTATTTCCTTGACGAGAAACATCAGTCGAAAGAGTACAAGGCGTTCATGGAGCAGGTGACGATGTTCACGCAGCTTGGTAAAGTTCCGCACGATGATGCACCGGATAGTCTGGCACAGCTTGCCGATGAACTGTACAACGGAATCAATAAAATCGAGCCTGTCAAGAGGCCATTTTAATAATTCCCCTAAATAGCCGGGTGTGTAGGCATTAAAATTTGATTTGCCTATTGACATGGCTTACAATAGTACCAGGAAGATTTGCAGCTTCCTCTAGGTATTGCGTTGGCGAGATTTTTAAGTCATTTTTACTCGTCATTTGTTGTGTAATATCCTCCTTTCTTACTCACCCACGACAGCCGCCTTTCTCTGTCGTGGGGGTTATATGTTGCGTTTCCGAGTGGACGGAACGTTGTTTGTACTCCCCCAACTGACACGAAGCGGTTCAAACCCGCTACGCAGCACAACTATCCTCTTGCTTTGCATGGGATTTCTCTTTTGACACCTCACCGCTATTCCCGGCTCTCGATGTAAAAGGCTTTTTTGAATTTTCTCCTTTTGCAAAGAGCAGCGGTTAACCAATCAAGCCGGGTTTTTACGTTGCATTAGCTCAGTCAGGCTAGAGCATCCGGCTCATAACCGGACATACATTGGTTCAAATCCATTATGCAGCACCAAAATTGCAGCTGACCCATTTACGTCTGTCCGACAACTGAATGTAAAGGCTGCAATGGTTTTCTTCGGGCGAAGAATAGCACGGCTGGAAGTGCGAACAGTTTCCCAGTAGCTTCTGACAGGTCTGTACTCAACAGCCTGTTTCCAGAAATCCAACGAAAGGAGCGTTTATGCTAGTTAGAATCTGTTGCCCTTGTATCAGGCAGAATCCCATCTATAAGAACGTCCGCTGCAACCGCTATCTTGGCGAAGTAGACGGACGATACCATTTCAAGTGCGACAGATGCAAGGGCGTTATCGAAGGAGACACAAGGGAAGGATGGGTAAAAATTATCCATCCACCGGAAAAGTAAATAGCTTTTGAAGCGCAGTTTTGGCGCAGTGAGATAGACCTTAACAGGTTTGTCTTGCTGCGCTTTTTATTTTGCCGGAAAGGAGGAAAACATGGCTGAGTATCAGATAGTTGTTGACGGCTTTTTGAATGAGCCGCTGACCGGACGCAGACCGATTGAAACGCCGGAGACGGAAATCAATCAAGCAAACGTGCTGAAAGTGGTCACTGGCAAGGCAGAGCCTATTCATCTGCTGAACAAGAACGAGATTCGCTTTCTACACAACTACTATTTGGGTAGTCAGCCTGTCCTCAATCGCACGAAGGAGTATCACGCTGAAATTACCAATCGCATTGTAGAGAACCACGCCAATGAGTGCGTGGGCTTCTACACAGGCTACATGAGCGGCACTCCCTGCTCTTATGTGCGGTCTGAAACGGCAACAGGTGACGGTGAGGAAATCGCCCGCCTGTCCAACGCTTTGCAGTATGAGGGCAAAGATGCGCTTGATCGGCGGCTCTGGCAGTGGATGCTGGAGTGCGGACAGGGATACCGCATTGTTCTCCCTGATAAGGGGTACAACGGCAACTACCCGGACGAAACGCCCCTACTGGTGGATGTTCCCGACCCGGATATGGCGTATGTGATTTACAACTCCGGCATCGGTCACAAGCCCATCGCTAACATTCTGCACATCCCACGCAATTATCAGAATGACCTGAACGACCTAATTTGCGTGTATACACCAAACCAGTACTTTGAAATCGACAACGGCAAGGTTACGAAATCGGAGAACCATTCTCTTGGAATGCTGCCGATGGTCGAATACAAGCTGAACCCGGAGCGAATGGGTTTGTTTGAACCGGCTATCCCTGTGCTGGATGCCATCAACGACCTTGAAAGCAACCGTTTGGACGGCGTGGCGCAATTCATCCAATCCATCATGGTGTTTACCAACTGCCTTGTGGACAAGGACGCTCTCGACCAAGTGAAGGAACTTGGCGCAATGTGCCTGAAATCCACTTCTGGTCTGCCCGCTTCTGTGTCGCAGATTGCAAACGAGCTTGACCAGCAGCAGAGCCAGACCTTGCTTGATTCTATGCTGAACGTGTACCGCAGTCTGACTGCCATGCCTAGTGCCACTGGAAGCGAGAACGCGACATCTGACAACGTGGGCGCAGTCATTGTCCGTAATGGCTGGAATCACACCGAAGCAAGGGCGCAGCAGTACGAGAATATGTTCAAGCATGCTGAGCGTCAGAGCCTGTCTGTAATGCTGAAAATCTTGCGTGATACGGCTGGTTCTAAGCTGATGGCAAGTGACATCAACATCAAGCTGCCCCGCCGCCAGTATGACAACCAGCAGAGCAAGGTTCAGATTTTTGCGCAGATGATTCAGCAGCCGATTGACCCGCAGTTGGCGTTCACTACGCCCGGTCTGTTCCCTGACCCGCAGGCTGCTTACGAAATGAGCAAGCCTTTCCTGATTGCCGCTGGCAAGCTGGGTAAGGATGGGAAAGCACCGAAGCCACAGGAACAGCCTAAACAGGATGTTGCCGACACAAATGCCGAGAACATGGCAGACAAACAGTCTACCGATACCAATAAAGAAACAGAGGGTGAATAATCCTTTGCTATAAATACGGCAGGGAAGCCGGGATACAAATTTCGCAGCGTTGCAGGGAAGCAACGGTAAAAAAACGCAGGAGGAAATTAACGATATGAACTACAAAGCGTTACTTGGTGATGCCTACAAAGAGGGCATGACCGCCGATGAAATCATTTCTGCGCTTGAAAAAGTTGCAGACCCTAGCGCAGAGGTCGAGAAGCTGCGCAACGCCGTGACAAAAGCCAATGGCGAAGCTGCTGAGTACAAGAAGCAGCTCAAGGCAAAGCGCACCGATGACGAGAATGCTGCACAGGAACAGGCTGATAAGCTGGCAGAGATGCAGAAGCAGATTGAAGCCTTGACTGCCGACAAGGAAAACCTCGTCAAGGAAAAGACCCTTGCATCTTACCGTGAGAAGTTCGTTTCACAGGGTTATGACGCTGAACTTGCCAACAAGGCTGCGTCTGCACTGGCTGACGGTGACATGGACAAGGTGTTTAAGTTCCAGTCGGAATTTATGACCGCCCACGACACCGCTTACAAGGCTTCTCTGCTGAAGGATATGCCCACACCTCCGGGTGCGGATGGCAAGGGCGGTTCTGACAGTGAGGGCGTGGCGTTTGCTAAGAGCCTTGCACAGCAGAACGCAAATGCTTCTAAGGCATCGAGTGACGCAATGAGTGCTTTCCATTAACAAGGAGGAAAACATGAAGTTTACCCGAAACACGGTCAACGGAATCAACGATACCATCCTTGCTTCCAATGACTACACCGCCATCCCCTTTACCGTGACCGAAGCTGCTGCGGTTAAGGCTGGCTATCCCATGACGCTGGCTGGCAAGAAGGCAACTTCTGCCACCGCAGACGGCATTCTGTTGTATGACGTTGACCCGGCAGAGAACCCCAATGCTTCCCTGCTGATTCGTGGCGTTATCGACACCAAAAAGGCTGCCGCAAGCTCTGGCTTCACCTATGATTCTGATGCGGTTACTGCGCTCAAGACTGCCATTCCTGGCATCTTCTGCCGTGACAACATCAGCGTGAACGCTTAATAGGAGGTAAAACAACATGGCACTGAATCTTAAGGAAGTCTTTGCCCCGGCTGCGATTGCCGCCTATTGGACGAATGACCCTACCAACGCGATGCCCTTTGCATCTGATGCACTGTTTCCCGCCAAGAAGAAGGCCGGTCTCGACCTGAAGTGGCTGCGTGGTCACAAGGGCGTTGGCGTTTCCCTGATGCCCAGCGCATTTGACGCAAAGGCTACGTTCCGCACCCGTGAGGGCTTCAAGTTCGATGAGACCGAGATGCCGTTCTTCCGCGAGGGCTACCATCTGGGCGAGAAAGACCGTCAGGAAATCCTGCGTGTTCTGGACAGCAACGACCCCTATGCCCGTGATGTGATGAACCGTCTGTACGATGACACCGCACAGCTTATCACTGGCGCTCGTATCGTTCCTGAGCGCATGATCTGGCAGCTGCTGGCTCCCGCCAATGGCGTTCCGGGCATCACCATCAAGGCAAACGGCGTGAACTACACCTACAACTACGACCCGGACGGCACTTGGAAGTCCACCAACTACAAGGAAGTCTCTGTCGCAAAGTCCAAGTGGAACGTCGCCACCGCCACCCCCATTGCTGACCTGAACGCTGCAAAGGATGCTGTTCTGGCAAGCGTTGGCGAGGTTGTGACTGAGGTGTACATGAACACCGCCACCTTCCGCAACATGATTGCTGCGGACGAGGTGAAGAATCGGTTTATGACTGTCACCGCAAAGGCAAACGCCGTTCTGCTGGATGCCGAAGCACGGCAGATTGTCGAATCTGCAACCGGTCTGACCATCCATCTGTACGACAAGATGTTCAAGGCAGACCAGTACAGCGCAAGCGAGAAGTATCTGCCCGATGGCATGGTGGTGGTTGCTCCTTCTGGCGCTCTGGGCAGCACTTGGTACGGCACTACTCCTGAGGAAGCCGACCTGCTGTCCGGTCAGTCTGGTGCATCCGTGTCCATCGTGAACACTGGCGTTGCCATCACCACTGAGCTGACCGTTCACCCGGTCAACGCCAACGTCTATGCTTCTGAAATCGTCCTGCCGTCCTTTGAGCGCATGGACGCTGTGTACTGCATCAAGGCTTACTAAGGCGAAAGGAGGAAAGCAGCATGGGAGACCAGTATTCCGAAGCGGCAGTCAAGCTGGGGCAGTACATCGCTCCTGCACTTGACCGTGAAATCACGGACGAGGACTACCCACTCTTCGACCTGCTGCTTGATTTCGCCAAAGACAAGATATTTGCGCAGGGCTACCCCTTCGGCAACAGACCGGACGAGTTGCCCTTGCAATATCAGTCGTTGCAGATACGCATTGCAGCGGAACTGTACAACCACATCGGCGCAAACGGGCAGACGAGCTATACCAACAACGGCATTACTCGTGTGTGGGAAAGTTCCGATGTGGCGCAGTCCCTGTTGAATGAAGTAGTTCCGAGAGTAGGTGTTATCGGCTGATGTTCAATGGAAGCCCGCTGGATAAACGCCCGCTGTGGTATTCAAACCCTGTTGGCGAGAAAACGCCTGTTGTGGACGAGTGGGGAAACGAAACCGGCGAAACATCGCAGACGTGGAGCGACCCCGCAAAGCTGATGCTGAATGTCAGCCCGCCTACTGGTTCTGCGGAAGCAAGCCCTTTTGGAGCATTTACGGATTATAGCTACGTTGTCAGCTCGTCCAGCAAAAAGCGCAACACACCGCTTTATGAAGGTACACACGTCTGGTTTCAGACGGACATTTCAAAGCCCTTCAATTACACTGTGGTCAAAGTCGCAGAGCATATTACAGACACGTTGTATGCGCTAAAAGAGGTGGCTACAAGTGAAAATTAAAGTGAGGTTGAGCGATGCCGGACTCCGTGATGCGGAACGTCAGATACAGGAGTACAAGACCACCCTGAACAAGAAAGCTAGAGCGTTTGCTTTTCGCCTTTCGTGGCTGGGGCTTGAAGTCGCAAAGGTGCGTTTCGCTAATGCGGAATACGCTGGCTCAAATGACGTGAAATGCCATATTAACCAAAAAGACAAGACTTGCACCATCGTTGCAGAAGGCAAAGCGGTCGCCTTTATCGAGTTTGGCACTGGCGCACATCACAACGGATATGGCGGCGAACTACCGCCCGGTGTTGGTGCGCATGGCTCCTACGGCAAAGGGCAAGGCGCAAACCGCAGATGGTACTACTACGGAGAATCCGGCAATGCTGGCACGCCTGTCAAACAGGTGGATGGTAAAGGCCAGTTGAATTACACCAGCGGCAACGAGCCAGCTATGGCTATGTGGGGAGCTGTTGAGGAAATGGCTTCTCAAGTCGAAGCAACGTGGAGGGAGGTTTGGAATAGTTGATTGATTATTTCAACTCTATCTTTACGGCTGTTGCGACCGAACTTCGGAAACAGGTTCCCGGCATTTTTGTTACTGGTGAAATCAACGACAGCAACGTCAAAAAGTTTCCGTGTGTACAGATAGAGGAAAACAGCAACCTCCCGGTTCACCGGGATTCTGCCAGCCGAAGCAAGTACGCTGCTGTTTCCCTGCGTGTGCGTGTCTATTCCAACAAAACCAGCGGACGCATTTCAGAAGCACGCTCCATTGTGGGCATCGTAGATTCTGTATTGGAACCGCTCAATTTTTATCGAAAATCGTTTGCCCCGTTGAATGGGCTGTACAACAATTCCGTCTATCGGATTGATTGCAGTTACGGGGCAACAATCGGAGAGGACGGAATGATTTACCGAAACTAAGGAGGTAAACATTCTATGAGTACTGCTATCTCCGGTCTGAATACCACCCTGTATTGTGGCGACAGCGCAACCGCTCTGACGAAGCTGTGCGACATCAAGGATGTTCCCGACCTGATCTCTGAGCCGAACCTTCTGGATGCAACCACTCTATCTGACCCCATGCAGGTCAACATCTTCGGTATTATCCAGAGCGACACAAAGTCCTTTACCGCCAACTACAACAAGGATGACTACAAGAAAGTCAAGGAAGCTGGCTATGACGAGACTTCCGAAAGCAATGCCGTCAAGTACTACGCACTGAAAATGCAGGACGGATCCGGCTTTTCTTGGCAGGGTATGCATCAGGTTGGCCTGTCTGGCTTTGGTGTTGACGAGGTCGTGGAAATGACCATCAACTGTATCTTTACCAAGAAGCCTGAGTTCAGCGAAACTCTGACTATCACTGGCGGTTAAACCAAAAAAAAAAAACAAATCAATCAAACCGGGCAGAACTGAACATCGGATTTGGTTCTGCCCCTATTTATAAAGGAGAGCATTTATTATGGCTGCAAAAGTTATCAATTTTCATTCCCCCGATGGCAAGAACACTTACGAGCTGACTTTCACCCGTGACAGCGTGGAAGCCACCGAACGCGCAGGCTTTCAGATTGGTCAGTACACCCAGATGACCAACCTGCTGTCCAACTCCCGCGCCCTGTTCTACGGCGCGTTTATCGCCCGGAATCGTGGCATCAAGCGTAAAGTCGTGGACGAAATGTTTGCCCACATCGACGAGAAGGAAGAGCTGATGGCTGCGCTGCTTGAAATGTTCATGGATGCTTCCAAGTCTCTGCTGGCGACTGATACTGAGGACAAGACCGCAAAAAACGCAACGTGGGAGATTGTGTAACCGCACAATCTCAGGAATCAGACGGAGAGGGAGAATCGTTCTCCTTCTCCAAGCTGTTCCACGATGTAGAAGCCTATTACATCTCCATCGGCATGACCTACGAGCAGTTCTGGCACGGCGATGTCTGGCTGGCTAAGGTATATCGTGACGCAGAGGAGCTGCGAGAACGCAGAGCCAATGCAGAAGCTTGGAGAAATGGCTTTTACATGGCATCTGCGCTTTCCTCTACGGTTGGCAATATGTTCCGAAAGAAAGGGTCTAGACCTATCAAGTACATGGATAGACCGATTCCCCTTACTCAAAAGGAGAAGGAAGAGTATGAATACCAACGTGCTGCGGAAGCACAGGAGCGAATCAAACGTATGATGTTCTCCATGATGGAGCAAAAGGATGGTGGTAGTGATGGCTGATGTTGATATTACAAGCTTATCCGTAGAAATCTCTGCGGAATCCAGCGGTGCGGAGCTTAATATCGACAAGCTCGCTACCGCCATTTCTAATTTGCGGACGAAAGGCAACGTGGCAAAGGTTTGCAGTAGTCTTGATAAGTTATCTGCTTCTATTTCCGCTCTTAAATCCGCATCTACTGGGCTGGACGGTCTTAGCAAAATCACGTCTTTTATGAACGGTTTTGCTAATGTAGACCTTACTCAAAGTGCAAAAGGAATCCGCTCTGTTGCTAATGCTTTGAACAAAATTTTGTCCGTCAATCTTGGAAACATGGATTTTTCCGGGCTTGGCAGCAAGATGAACAGCTTGAAGAACGGCTTTTCCCCTATTTCTTCTATTAGCGATTCTTCCATTAAGAGTTTGCGTAGCGTAAGCAGTGCAATCAATTCCATTGCTAAAATCCCAAGCATTACAAAGAAACTGGACTCTAAAACGCTTGATGATTTTGCGGAAGTTTGTAAGAAAGTGGCATCCGCTATTTCTCCACTCGCTTCCAAGCTGGACAAGGTAGGACGCTCTTTTTCTTCGCTTCCATCTAAAATTAAAAGTGCTGTCAATTCTACAAGCCACTTTTCTTCGGCAAACCAGAAAGCAAGTGCTAGTCTTTCAAGTTTGGAAAACCAGTTAGAAACCATCAAGAAACGTGCAGCACAGCTAGTTTCTCTGAAAGCTATTGCCACTTATCTTGCTAATGCCGTTACTAAGTTCAATGACTTTTATGAAGCAACAGACTTGTTCAATAACGCAATGGGCGAGTTAAGCGGTCAAGCAACAGAGCTTATCAATAAGATGGAGTCTCTGCTTGGCATCGACCCGACAGAAGCAATGACAAATATTGCTACGCTCCAAAGCCTTGCAACTTCGTTCGGTCTAGCAAGCGATAAAGCGTATATCTTATCCAAGAACCTGACTCAACTTGCCTATGACGAATCGTCCTATTGGAATAAAGATACTGCTACCACCTTTACCGCAATTGCTTCTGCTATCTCTGGAGAACTTGAGCCTATTCGCCGTTTGGGCGTTGATCTGTCTCAGGCACGGTTACAGCAGGAACTTCTTGCTTTGGGATTTAACAAACAGGTTTCTAGTTTGTCTCAGGCAGATAAGGCGGTTCTTCGTTATATTGCCATTATGAAGCAGACTGCCAATGTGCAGGGCAACCTTGCACAGACCATTAGTAGCCCCGCCAATATGGTACGCATTTTGAAGTCTGAAATTTCACAGCTCGCAAAGGCTGTTGGTCAGCTTCTTTATCCCGCATTTAAGGCGATTCTCCCCGTTCTGATTGCGGCAGTTGACCTTATCAAAGAATTTGTGGTCTCTCTTGCATCTGCGTTCGGACAGAAAATTGAATTTACCGATTTTAGCAAGACACAGAAAGATATTGGTGGCGTGGCCAACGCTATGGATGACACCGCCGATGCTACAAAATCGGCAGCAAAAGCAGCCAAAGACTATACGATGGGTTTTGATGAATTAAACATTATCGACCCTTCACAAAACTCTGGTTCTTCCGGTTCTGGTGGCGGCGCTACTGGTAATCTGCTCGGTGATGTTGACCTTTCCCAATATGATATGTTCAAAGATTATGCTGGAAGCGTTGTTGATGAGATTAAGGCGAAATTAAAATCTCTCGATTCTTTTCAAATCGGAACCCAAATTGGTGAACAGCTAAATAAACTTATGGGCATGATTTATGATGCCATCCATTCTGTTGATTGGGCCTCGCTTGGAGCAGTTTTTGCAGATGGCATTAACGGGCTCGTGGATTCTGTAGACTGGGATTTGTTTGGTCGATTGCTTGCGGACAGATTCATTATCGAGTTTGAGCTTCTTGGCGGTTTCCTGTCTCAGCTTGACTGGACATCTGTGCTTAACGCCTTTATTGATGGCTTTTCTGGATTCTTTCACGAACTTTCAGATTGGATAGCAACAGTAGATTGGACTGGTGTTGGGAAGCAATTAACTGATAAGCTTTCCGATGCTTTTCAAAATGTTGAGATTGAAAAGCTTGCAAGAGTTCTTTTTAACTTTATCACTGATAGCATTAACGCTGTTTCTGATTTCTTGGCTGGAACAGACTCTTACCAGCTCGGCCAAGACCTCGTTGACTTTGCTATTAGAGCCGTTACTTCTGTAGATTGGGCCGGGCTAGCTCAAGCCATAGGTCGTTTCTTTGGCGAAGCGTTCATTGAAGCGCTCGACTTCATGGGTGGTCTAGTTTCTCGAATTGCCGATTATTTTGAAGAGAAAGTAGCAGAGGGGCCGTTCGATAATGTTGGCCTGAATATCGTCTACGGTATTTATTACGGCATTCAAGACGCAATCACAAATGTTGCTTCTTGGATTGTTGAAAATGTGTTCAATCCGTTTATCAATGGCTTTAAGTCTGCCTTTGGAATCAATTCCCCATCTACCGTAATGGCTGAACAAGGCGGATACATTATCGCCGGATTGAAGAAAGGTATCACTGACGCTATCTCTAGCGTAACTGAAACTGCGAAAAAAATTCTTTCTGCAATCAAGAGCGCATTTGACAATTTTAGCCTTTTTGATATTGGCAAGAACCTGATTCAGGGTCTTATTGATGGCGTGAACAATATGATTGAAACGGCCAAAAACGCTGTTGCAAATGTTGGCAATGCAGTCATTGATAAGGTCAAGAATGTGCTCGGCATCCACTCCCCTTCTACGGTCTTTGCGGAGATTGGCGGTTACATCGACCAGGGCCTTGCAAACGGTATCACTGCTGCTGTCTCCTACGTCACCACTGCTATGCAGGGCGTTGTAGACGCTGTGCAGGAAAAAGGCAACGAGCTGATTGCCGCTGGTTCTACTCAGGCGACTAACTATGTTACCGGGTTCTTGAACGGTCTCGATACCCAGTGGCAGCAGATTGACCAGAGTTTACAATCTGATTTCTTTGGCAGCATTGGCACTCTGTGGAATGCGATTTCTAACGGAGACCTTGAAACGCTTGGCAAATGGGCTGCATCGTTCTTCTACAGCTCTATGAATGACGAGCAGAAGAAACAGATTCAAGCTATCGCAAACAACAGCTTACAGTGGTTGACGCAGGGATTGAGCAGCGTTTGGAACAACATTGCTGGGATGGCATCAAGCCTTATCAGTCAGTTCGTTCCTTCTGCTGTTGCTGCAACATCCGCTCAGACGAGCTTGAACATTGCGATGGATGCCAACCCTGTCATGCTTGTTATTTCCCTGATTGGTATGTTGGTTGGCGCTCTTGTCAATTTTGCCAATAAGAACAAGAGCATCGCCTCGTTCCTGTCTAATCTTTGGTATGGAATCGGCGATTTCTTCTCGATTGTTTTTGAGGGGATTCTCCGCGTTCTTGGAACTGCAATTCAAGGCATTGTTGCTGGAATAAATGCTTTAATTGACGCACGCAATTTCTTTAATCCCTTTGATAAATGGGGGCATATCAGCAACCCTCTTTATGATTGGGCTGACAATGTTGCGAGTAGTCGTGCGGAAAGCCAGCGTAAACGTCAAGAAGCGGCCAATAGCAGCTTTGACGATTCCAAAGACCCAACTAACTACGAACAGCAGTACAAGGAACTGCTGGAAAAGTACAAAAATGGTTCTTACCCCGGAACGAAAGAATGGGATAAAAACAACGGCACGTCCTCCGGTTCTTATGGCGGCACAACGAGTGTAAACGTCAACATCAACGAAGAGGAAATTCGTGAATCTGTCTACAATGGCACTTACAACGCATTCCTCGACATCTTCCAGCGGTATGGTGACGAACTGACCGGTGGCAAGGAACTCAAAATTTACCTTGACGGAAAGCAGATTACAGCATCCGTTGAGAAGCGGCAGAACGCCCGTGGGCAGTCTTTGATGGGCAGTGAAGTTTACAGCTACTAAGGAGGTGGCGGTTTATGGCAATTCCAGCACTGGTAACGGTAAATGGCGTAGACTTGCCGGAACCTTCTTCTTACGAAGCGACCACTAGCACCATCGTGGATTCTGGACGAAACGTTCAAGGCAAAGTAGTCGGCTCTGTTGTGCGGCATGATGTAGCAAAGGTGTCCCTGAAGTGGAACTACCTTACCGCACAACAGTGGGCCGCTATTCTCAGCCTGTTCACGACACGGTTTTACTGTACCGTTCGCTTTTATAACCAGGCAAAGGCTGGATACGACACGCGGCAGATGTATGTTTCAGACCGAACATCTGGTATGTGGCGGCGCGGGCCTAAAACCGGTAATGTGATGGGCTTTACGAATTGTTCGATTGCGCTTGTGGAGGTATAGCCTATGGTACAACCTTCTCAGAAGTGGCTTGACAAGTTTTCCGAAACGCTTGTGCCGGAGATGTTTGTACGCATCACCTATGGCGTTACAGAACCGGGTTTGCAAGAAGACGCGATTCCTAGCACAAATGGCGAAACGTTCTTCAGCAATGTATCTTCTATCGTTGACAGTGAAGCACATACTTATACGAAATATTCTACCGGTGAATTAAATTTCACTGTTTTGGACGGTAATTATACCTTGCCTGATAGAAGCGTAAAATCTCAGGAGGCTGGTTATGTTAGTGAAAATTGCGTTTCAACTTCAAACCACCCGATTATTACACTCTCGTTCAGCAAAATTCATACCGTGACCATTCCTGGCATTACCATCACATGGTCGTCAACGTTCAATGAATGGCCGACAAGATTCAAGCTGACCGCGTATTCTGGAAGCACAGTCGTATCCACCAAAACAGTGTCGGATAATTCCTCTATCACCACTGACATTGACTTTGAGATTGCAAACTATGATTCCATTTCTATTCAAATCTTGTCGTGGTGCTTGGAAAATCGCCGTGCAAGAGTTGAGCAAATAAAGCTGGGCCAGTTTATTGTGTTTGAGAAGAAAGATATTTTTTCGTACAAGCACGATTCCGCAAGAGACCCGATCAGCGGTCAACTCCCGAATGACAGCATCACTTTTACGGTGGATAACAGCACGCAGAAGTGGAATCCGATCAACCCGGAAGGCCTTTACAAATACCTGTATGAGCGCCAGCCTATCTCTGTGGAGTACGGCATGGACTTGGACGGAACGGTAGAATGGATTACTGGTGGTAAGTTCTTCTTGTCTGAGTGGAGTGTTCCTTCTAATAGCATTGAAGCTAGCTTTACGGCCCGTGATGCTTTTGGCTATCTGATGGTCTCCAACTACACGGGAAGAATGTATGGCACTCTTTATGAGATGGCCTACGATGCGTTGGAACTTCTGAGCGACAACGTGGCAACGTTTCAGATTTCCGAAGAGCTGAAAAATTATAGCACAGATATTACAAGCCAGGATAAAAGCAATTATAAGGACTCTGACATTTTGCAGATGGTTGCTAACGCAGCTGGTATGGCAATATATCAAACCAGAGAAGGTGTGATTGTAATTGGACGCATTCCTGACATTTCCACTGCAAAAGCAAACCTTTCCGGTGAAATCGACATTGTCAACAACTTCAACTGGCCTGAGATTGCGTTCTCTTCCCCTTTGAAAAATGTGACTTGTTCGATTGATGTAAAATCTTCCGATGGTTCAAGCACTACGAGCAAAACGTATTCTTACCCAGAAAACCCAACAGGGAGCGGAGCAACGCAGACTGTTAGCAATGAAATGCTGTCTCAAAGCGTTCTCAGCCAGAGCAAGAATATTTTGACAGAAGCATACAAAGTGCTTTCTAACCGCCGCAAGGTCACATTGAAATATCGTGCAAGCCCACATTTTGACGCTTTGGACTATGTTCTTGTTCATCACCAGTTTGGCTATTCCTCTGTACTGTTGACTACGAGCTTTTCTTATCAGTATTCCGGCTGTTTTCACGGGACGGTCGAAGGGTATCTCTTGGAAGGAGCTGATGTTCGTTGACCCGGTGGATCATAGACAGAACCGATGATGATATTGCGCAAGTCAAGGCGCTTGCATTGAAAGCAAAGGCAGGAACGTGGACAGAGAAAGAGCAGGCAGAATGGGCCGCTGGTATGAAGGGCGCTCTGAGCTACATGGACTATAACCGCATCGAAGGCGGAATCCAAGAGATCGCGTCCATCTTGAACGCATCTGTTTCAGTAAAAATTGATTGGGATGTAAATGGATACCTGACTGTCTCGGATGCTTCTCGTTGGCTTTCCAATATCAAAGCAATTCGGTCTTTGTGCAGCGGCAAGAATGATACCCCCGAAACCCCCGCTTCCCTCAATTACCTGCACTATACGGTTATCAATCAGGTCGAAGAAATTCTACTTGATATCGAAACAATAGCCAATAACCATCTAATCTACTGCTCAGAGCCGGTCTGTGGAGGTGAACCTTACTATGCACTTTGTTGACCGAGAAGCAAAGTACCCAAACCGATGGACAATGAAAAAGTCTGACGGCACATCAGAAATTGTCACACTGGTTCGCAACGACGAGCCTATCGTTGAAGGCACTCCTATGAATGCTGAAACGCTGAACACCCTTTCAGATGTTGCAGGCGCTGACATTGCAAGAATTGCCGCTGAAAAAGCAGAGCTGAATGCAAAACTGTCCGAAGTAAACGCCAAAACGTCCGCACAAGAGTCGCAGAAGCAAGCCGAAAACTCCGCTGAAAGCGCTCGCCTTGCAGAACAAAGCGCTAATAAAGGCGGTTGGATGAACTTTGAACAGAAAAACGGCGTGCTTTATATGGTTAAAAGTGACAGCTTGACCGAAATAAATATGCAAGACAACGGCTCTGGGATTTTGGAGGTGACGTTTGAATGAGCAAAACAATTGAAATCGGCCCTTATAGCGCCTATGCCATTGCTGTAAAGTATGGATATGTTGGTACAGAAGAGGACTGGATTAAATCAGTCGAAGCGGCTCGAAAGAGCGCGGAGACAAGCGCAGCCAATGCAAAGAGGGAAGCGGACGGGGCTTCTGCTTCTGCTGCTATTGCCACTGAACAGGCTGGAATTGCAACCGCAAAAGCTGGCGAATCCGCTGCGTCTGCTGATGCTTCTGCATCCAGTGCATCTGCCGCTGCAACCAGTGAAGCCAATGCAAAAAAATACTCGGAAGAGGCCGGGGCCAAGGCCAATACCGATAAGACCCTGACCATCGAAAACGCCCCTGCCGACGCAAAGGCTACCGGTGACGCTCTGGCAGGCAAAGCAGACTCCGTCGTTCCACATGATCTTTCCATTCCGATCACGGGGTGGCAAACAGACACAGAAGTTGCAGAGTACCCGCATTACATCGATATTACAGCGGATGTTACGTCCACGACTGTGGTATCTGTCAGCATCGACCCTGCAAGCGCAGACGTAGCCGGTAAAGCTATGCTTGTAAACCCCGAAACTCGAACCGGAGCTATCCGTATCCGTGCACACAACATTCCGACTGCGGAAATTTCCGCCCGGTGGTATCCCATCAAGTATGGCGGTCAGTTCTATGGTAACGGCTCCATCTATTCCAACTTCCTGCTTGCGGCACATCCCGTAGGCAGTATCTATCAGACCATCAGCCCGGAAAACCCGGCTGTGACATTTGGCGGCGGCACGTGGGAAAAGATTGCGCAAGATAGGGTGTTAATGGGTGCAAGCGACACGCACCCGGCTGGTACGACGGTTGAGGCAGGTTTGCCGAATGTTAAAGGTACGTTTATTGCCGCACTTCGAGATGGCTTTACCAACAATTCAGCTAATAAAATAACAGGAGCTTTCTACGAAAACGGCATCACTACCGGAGATGATAACTATAACAGCATCTCAACAGATGTCGGTATTCCCTCCGGCGGTGCGCCCTTCGGATTTGATGCCTCTCGTTCCAATTCCATTTATGGTCGTAGCACTACCGTCCGCCCCCCGGCATACTTTACTTACACTTGGCTTCGTACTGCCTGAAAGGAGAAACAATGGCACTAGGAGAAATCAAAAATGGCATTGGCCCTGATGCCTATGCTATCTATCAGCAAGTCCTTGCGGCGGTAGTCGAGCGAGACCACCCCGTGGGCAGTCTGTACATCAGTGAAAACCCCACCAGCCCTGCCGAGCTTTACGGCGGCACATGGGAACGCATTGAGGGCAAGTTTATCATGGGCGCAAGCGATACCTACCAGGCAGGGAGTACGGGGGGCGAAGCAGAACATACACTAACAGAAGGCGAATTACCGAATATAACTGGTAATTTTGATTTTCAATCAGACGGAAATAATCAGGGTATTGTAACCGGAGCACATGGTGTATTTAGTCTTGGCCAAATGTCTACTGGGGGGTTCCGACCGAACAATAAAATAGACGAATCGAATTGTGCTCGGCAAATAAGAATGTCTTTTGGGTCTAATTCACCTCATAACAATATTCCTCCCTACTACTCCGCGTATATATGGCGCAGAGTGGCATAACCGAAAGGAGCACACATGAAAATTATTGACAGCAACGGCAACCCCATCGAAGCCCCCGACCTGACGAAAGGCTACCTCAAGCAGGAGACCCAGACTGTCCACCACGATGCTGTGGCGGGCGTGGAAGAGGTCAGCCACTACGAGTACAAGACCTACCCCAACGGGGGCCGTGACCGTTGGAAGGTCATCGATGTGCCCGGTGTTGACCCTCAGCCCGCCTGGGATGAGGAAGTGCCGGTGATGCGGTACATCCGCTACACCGCAGAAGAGCTGGCTGCGCAGGAAAAGGCCCGCAAGGAAGCAGAGGAAAAGGCACAGCTGCCCACCGCAGAAGAGCGCCTTGCTGCTCTGGAAGCGGCTATGCTCGACCTGCTGGCCGCAAAGTAAAGGAGGATGTTATGGTTTTGTTTTATGTGACCCAAATCAAATTGCACCGCTTTGACGGCGCTTTTACCATCGACAACGTGCCTGCCCGCTGGCGTGATGCCGTGCTGGCAAAGCTGACGGAGGAGGGGTTTTATGAGGTGGAAAGTAATGCTTGACTTCCTGCGGGATATTTTTTCAGCCCTTTCCCACGCTGCCGGTGACAGCGCCAACAAGGAAGAGCCTGCCCCTGCACCGGACGTGCCCACTGTGGACACCGTGACCGGGTGGGCAGGGGAACCGCCCTACCGGTACATTGACGTGAGCCGGTATCAGGGTGAAATTGACTGGGCACAGGTGGCGGCGGCGGGCTACAAGGGGGCCATGCTCAAGACGGTATCCACCAACCGCAAGCTCTCCAAGCGGGCAGACGGCCTGTACATCGACCCGACCTTTGAGACCAACTACCGCAACGCCCGGGCTGCCGGGCTGGACGTGGGCGTGTACTACTACACCTACGCCACCAGCGAAGCAATGGCCGATGCAGAGCTTGCCCTCGTGCGGCAGGCGGTGTACGGCAAGGAGCTGACCTTGCCCCTCGCGGTGGACGTGGAGGAAAACAAGCTCAAACCCATGAGCACCCTCGACCTCACCAACCTCACCGCCTACGCGCTGGAACAGGTGGAAAAGATGGGCTTTTATGCCCAACTTTACACCTACACCGGCTACAAATACAAACTGGATATGGCCAGGCTGTCCTCCCGGTGGGACGTATGGCTTGCTGACTACACCGGCAAGACCCCAAAGGTGGATTTCAAGTACAATGCCCACCAGCACACCAGCAAGGGCAGCGTGCCGGGCATCTCCGGCAACGTTGACCTCAACGTGACCACCCTCAACTACCCGAAAATCATCCGCAAGAAGGGTCTGACCCGTCTTCGGGAGGGCGCATGAGCGAAGCAATCATCGTAGCCATTATCACCGGAGGTCTGAGCCTGATCGGCGTGGTCGTCTCTAACAACCACACCGCCCAGAGCATGGATGCCAAACTGGACAAGCAGCAGGCTGTGACCGAAACCAAGCTGGAAGAGCTGACCCGGGAAGTCCGGACACACAACAATTTCGCTCAGCGCATCCCGGTGCTTGAAGAGCAGATGAAGGTGGCAAACCACCGCATTTCAGACCTTGAAAAAGAGAGAGGAGAGTAATACATGGCAACAATCAATAACATTTTGACCGCTCTTCCCGCCCCTGTGGCCCTCATGCTCATGCTGGGCGGCTTTGCGTTCTACGCACTGGGCTGCATCCGGCTGGGCTATGGCGCGGCTGTCAAGGGCACTGTGCTCGACCTGATCGAGCAGGCAGAGCACGATATTCAGGGCACCAAGAGAGGCGCAGAACGCAAGGCGTGGGTGGCGCAGATGCTCCGTACGGCCCTCAGCGCCAGCAAGTGGGGGAGATTTATCTCGTGGGCCATCACCGATGAGACCATCGGCACCGTGATCCAGTTTTTCTTTGACCGCATGAAAGCAGCGCTGCAAAAGCAGTAAGGAGGATATCATGGCAAGCACTACATACCGCCATCTCGGTGGCGTCACCGAGATGTTCGCCGCACAAGAGCAATTTCGTGACATCACGAAAATGGTCTGCGCACGTTTTCTTGACCTCACGAAAATATACCATTTTGCCGTGCTTGGCAATATGGTGCGCAACGCTGGGCAGCTTCCGCAGCCTTTCTGGCTCGGTGCTGCCCGTGGCAGCGGCTCGTGTAGTGCTGCCCACTGCGCTGCAAGGACTTGACCGACAGCAGATGACCTCCGCCATCAAAAACGCACCGCTTGGGAGGGTAGACCGTAAGATAGCCTTACTGCGGTACGTTGAGCGGCTTCCACTGCCGGACATTGCAGCGCAGACACATTACAGCCGGACGGCGATAGGCTACAGGCTGAAAGGCATTGAAAAAATGCTGGATGTGTGATATAATATAAACGTGCTAAGTGCCTTTAGAATTATATCTTACTTAGAGGTTTAGTTCTATATGGC